ATAGAAGGCGTGCCCGACGCGACGATATTGCGCCTGGTCCTCGAGCGGATTCTGCGATGATCGGGCCACCTGCAAACACACGGATCTGGATCGCGGCCGGCGTCACTGACATGCGCTCCGGCTTCAATTCCCTTGCGGCGAAGGTACAGATGGTGCTTGAGAAGGATCCATACGGCGGCCATGTTTTTATCTTCAGGGGCCGCCGTGGTGATCTGTTGAAGGCGTTGTACTGGAGCGATGGCGGCCTATGTTTATTTGCGAAGCGTCTTGAGAAAGGGCGTTTTGCATGGCCCCGCGCCGACGCCGGCGTCGTGGCGTTGACCACCGCTCAACTCTCACTCCTGCTCGAAGGGTTTGACTGGCGACAACCCGTCGAAGCGGCACGCCCGCGCAGTGCTTTGTAAACGTCTGTTACCCGATGATCCGTGTGCGGCAGATGGTCGTAAACTGTCGCAATGGATCTGACCGATACCGACCTGCCCGACGACATTGATGCGCTGAAGGCGCTGGTTCGCGCGCATGCGGCGTCGGCTCACGCAAACGCGCAGCGGGTCGTCGAATTGCAGGACCAGCTCAGTTCCCGCGTAATCGAGATCGAACATCTGAAGCTGACGATTGCGAAGCTGCGCCGCATGCAGTTCGGTCGCAAGTCTGAGAAGGTGGAGCGTCAGATAGAGCAGCTTGAGCTGCGACTTGAGGACCTGCAGGCAGACGAAGGTGCGGCCACCCAGGCTGACTCAAGGAAGGCGCAGCAACGGCGCGAGAGTGCCTGTCGCAAACCACTGCCCGATCACCTCGAGCGCGAAGAGCGTGTGCATCGGCCCCTCGAGGAACACTGCCCGGGATGCGGTGGCGCGCTCAAACCGCTGGGCGAAGACGTTTCCGAACAGCTTGAATACGTGCGCGCGCACTTCCGCGTCATCCGTCATCGCCGTCCCAAGTTTGCCTGTTCGTGCTGCGACTGTATCGTGCAGGCCGCAGCGCCGAGCCGGCCGATCGATCGTGGCCTGCCGGGTCCGGCTTTGCTCGCCCACATCACGACATCGAAGTTCGCATACCACATCCCGTTCTATCGCCAGTCCATCATGTACGCGCGCGACGGCGTCGAGATCGAAGCGGGCACCATGGGCCACTGGCTGGGCAGTCTGACATGGCTACTCAACCCTCTGGTCGACGCAGTGCGCCGCCACGCGCTTGGTGGCACCAAGGTTCACGCCGACGACACCCCGCTGCCGGTGCTCGCGCCGGGCAATGGCAGGACGAAGACCGGTCGGCTCTGGGTGTATGTGCGCGATGATCGGCCCAGTGGTTCGGACGAAGCGCCGGCCGTCTGGTTTGCCTATACACCGGATCGTCGCGGCGAACATCCACAGCGTCACCTTGCCAACTTCACGGGCGTACTGCAGGCAGACGCCTTCGCCGGTTATGCGGATCTGTACCTGGACGGTCAGATTCACGAAGCAGCGTGCATGGCGCATGCACGTCGAAAGCTACATGATCTACACGCTGTTCGGGCATCGCCGATCACCAGCGAGGCACTCGAGCGCATCGGCGCACTCTATCGCATCGAAGAGCAGATTCGTGGCAAGCCGCCTGAAGAACGACGGCGCGTTCGACAGGAGAAGGCCGTGCCGCTGCTTGATGACATGAAACGGTGGTTCGAGACGACGCTTCTCACACTCTCCGCGAAATCGGACACCACCAAAGCGATCCAGTATTCGTTGAATCGCTGGCCTGCGCTGGTCTATTACTGCAGTGATGGTCAGGCCGAGATTGACAATCTGATTGCCGAGCGCGCATTGCGCGGCGTGGCAATCGGAAGACGGAATTTTTTATTTGCCGGTGCGGACTCAGGCGGAGAACGTGCAGCCGCGATGTACAGCCTGATTGGATCTGCCCGCATGAACGGCGTTGATCCCGAAGCCTACCTGCATTACGTCATCGAGCGCATCGCCGATCACCCAGTGAATCGCATCGACGAACTGTTACCCTGGAACGTCGCTCCTTTGCTGCCCGCCGCCTCACACATCGATCCCGTTCGCTAGCAGCCGATCCTCTCGCGCGTCAACAAAATCCGCGACGGTGCAGGTCGAATGCTTACAATACTGCGCGCAGACGCGCCCGTCTAGATGCGCGCATTGAAGACTGACCGCGCGTTCGCCACGCAAAAAATCACCCGATTTCAGGCACAGAGTACCAATGTCACATTAAAAGAGGTATCCGAGCAGATCGATTTTGCCCTGCGGGAATTCCGCTCCAGCGATTGGCCGTACCATGAAGATGCCGCTGAAATCACGTTCTTGTACACCGTAGGTTGTACGCTCGTCGATCGCGAGCCAAGTGATTAACGCCGGACGCACTGATTGATAGTCATTGCGAAGGTAGAGGTCAGGCTTGTCGGCGAACAGCACCGTGAAGTCCGCGCGAGCATTAGCTGCGAGTTCAGCCGCAGCTTTGAGAATGGCAGAAGCCCTACCTTCACGGCGCAGATGGGGCACAATACAGAGATCGACGATTCCTAATATGCGGACGATCTCGTCGGCAATTCGCACAATACGATAATCTAGGCCTACTTGTCCGACGATTTCGCCGTCCTGTCGGTGAATCAGTCGCGCTTGTGGTAACTGCTTGAGATACGTGCGTCCCGCAAACGTGTCGGGAAAACACATATCGAGCAGTCCTGCTAAGCTCCGTTCGGCAGACGCGTTGACCGCCATTTCGGCGACCAACGAAATATCGAAACCAGTATTCATGCGCAGTTTCATAGCGCTCCTTCAAGCAGTCGCACGAGATGCGACACGGCCCTTGTGGTTTCGGCACATCCATCCCCCGCCTCCACAATCGATACGCTGTCGACTCGGGTCGACCGAGTTATGCCTTCCACAGCTTTTAGGAGCTCAAAGAGTGTCAGACCGTTATCCAATGGACTCGAGACGCTTCTGAAGCGCGCGGGATCGAGCACATCGATGTCGATTGACAAGTGGGTATGCCCGCACTTCAAATTGTCCTCCGCCGTAAGCTCGTTAGGCGATGAGATCATTGCTACGTCATGCCCTGCGTCGCGGGCGATCCTGATAGGTGCCGTCCTATCTCTGCATCCGAAGAGCCGTACTTGATCGACATGGTGTTGTTCGAGCAGATCGACGAGGAAGTTCGAATGATTGACGCGGCGTCGCGCATTGCTTTGTTCTATACCATAGAGATCGTGGTGGGCGTCTATGTGGACATAGCGCACCCTCGGGGCACCATACGCGCGCTTGAGCACTGACAGCAGCGACCAGGTCGCTCGATGGTCCCCTCCGATGATTCCTAGCTTGAAGCCGCATTCCCGGGCAAGGCCGGCGATGGACTCCATGTCGACGGCACAACGGTGCGTCGGCTGAAGTTCGGGAACAATACCGAGGATGGACGCTGACGGCGACATTGCGTCAATCGTAGCTGCTAATCCAGTCGCGGTGGAGTGGCGAAGATCCACTAGGTTCGCATGCGGAAGACCGATCCATATCACGGAGGGTACCGGCGAAGCTAACCAACTCGCAAGTGGCTTGAAACGAGCCCGCTCCGGGAACTGACGTTCGAAATAGACCCTCGCTCGCCTGGGAAAGACGTATGCTCCGCGCCCAAACTCGACTATCCCCCTCTCGAACAGGCGTGCAAGTTGCCATGTCGTGAACCCACGGTGGAGCAGGCAGTCCTGAGGCTGCCAATCAGCCGTCAACGTGTTGAGATGCGTCAACTCGGTTGGCAAGGGACGAGATGAACCATCTGCATACCTAATCGTCGTACGAGATATGTGAGACACGCTTGGATCGAGCCTGAAGTCGAACAGGTCGACAGGCATTAGCTTCGGCTTCGTCATAGGAGCCAGCCAGAAAAAGCGAGCCGAAGTACGCCCGGATCGGTTGAGACAACCGGTTCAATCCAATGATTCGTAGCTGGTGAGGGAACAAATAGAACGCTGCGATTAGGTACGGCTCGAATTACCTGTCGCTTTCCTTTGAACTCGAAGTGAAGCGGCGCGAGCCCGGCGTCAGTGTTACAGAAAAAGAGCAACAACGTAAGGCGGTAAGGTGAGGTTCCTAAAGAGAAGTCTGTGTGTTGTGCCAATCTGCAATGGGGCGTATATGCGGTAAGCGAGAAGTTAGTATCGAAAGGGGGGGCGAGCAGCTCTCCGACGCTACCGTGCCAAGCGCCGATCAGTGCATGACCGATCTTACGAACGGTCCCGCTCTGGTCACGCGATTGGTGCAGCGAGCTATAAAGATACGTGAACTCGCCGGGATTTGCTGTTTCGTGCGCATCGAGCAGTGCGCCGATCCGGCCCATGGCAGTTGGATCCTGTAGTTCGATGTCTCGCGCCGCACCCGGACCTTTTACTCGCGTACGCCATCCAGTCATCTGCTGCCAGCAGCAACGAGCCGCGCGATCGAATTCCTCGAAGTCGGGGCGAGCAAGGATCTCATCCTGAATGAGCACACCGTCCCGAGCAAGCTTCGCAAACCACTCACGCGGCGACATACACAGGCCTCAGCGTCGCCAGTACAGCGCACAGGTGCAACGAAAGGTCACTGTCCAGCCCATCTGCTGCACGTGCGATGGCAGCCAAAGAACGCGGGAGAACCAAATTCTTCGAGAGGCAAAGAGCAGAGGTTCGATACTCCACCGCATGCCACCAATTCTCCGGTATCCAGACCAAATCATTCGGTCCCTGCTCGAATTCCAATGCCGGGGGGGTAGACCGGGGTGAGGCCCCAGGAGCCCAAAAACGCCACACTTTCCGTCCAGACAGCAGGAGATTCCAACTTGCTGTGCCGAACATGTCGCGATGCGTGCCGACCTGCGTCCGCGCTGGCCCAAGAATCACCCATTCATAAATAGGTGTATCAGGGCGTCGGAAACGATCCAGCAAGCAGCCCGATTGCGAGTCGAGCAACTGGAGTTGGACCGCAGCGGCCGACAATTGGGCGGAGAAAAACGCGCGAACCACCTCGGTCTTCAAAGGCCAGTGAACAATCGCATCCTCACCGACAAATCCGTTGCGGGCGTCGCCGCCCCACCAGGCGCTATAAAGCTCGCGGATGGTGACGTTCCCGAGATGTTGCCCTCGCTCACCCGTGACAGCCGCTAATTCATCGCCAAAGACACACGCGAAACGCGATGCTTGGTCCAGTTGGCATTTGCCGCTCGGAAGTACGAGTGGACGCATTAGCTCATCCAATTGAGCGGTCATGCTGCCTCCTCTAAAGCGCATGCGGCTCCCGTCGCAACCAACCATGCCCTCATCGCCTCGACTTCCATAAGCGCCTCGGAATATTCTCCTAGATGAGAGGAAATCTCGAATCGTCTCTCATACGCTATTCGTTCAAATTCACGGATAAGTTCCGGCTTTTTCAGAATCACCCTGTGTCCCCCAGAATAGAGGAAAAGACCGTCTGCTTCCTTGATCGCGATGGGTTCTCTTCCGTCACGAACGGTGTACACGCCATGCAGGTTGCGCAGTGGCGCTATCTGAATCGGAAGGATCTCAGTGAAGCTCTTGTTACTCCTGCGCCGCGCCTGGGCATGCTGCAAAGCCGAGATCAAGCCAATCGCGTCGTAGGCCGCAAACATCTCGTCTGTTCCGCCCGCGTCACCTTCGAAGTTTTGATAATAGCTCGCTTGCGGATAGCGGGGCGGCAGCAATTCCTGCAGTTCTCGCGACGCGTCACGCAGAAGCTGTGGTTCGCTCTTGCGTGAAATTGCCAATGCCACAACGATGCTGACGCCGTCTTCGCTTCTGCCAACGTGGTGATAGTTTGCAGGTAGGAAGAATGCGCTTTGCGGCGCGATATCGAAAGTCACAGAACCTATTGAAGACACCTGATCTGCCGACCGGGCTGTATCTCCGGAGTAAAGCTGAGCGAAGTGCTGACTCCCCCACAGGATCATAGTTTTGCTGCTAGGTCCAAGATTGAAATGAAAAACCCGGTCGGTCGCATCGTCAATGTGCACGCCGAAAGGAGTCTGAGTGTAGCGCCCGATTATCAGGTGATGTTCAACCGAAATACCCTGAGGCTCGAAACGATCGGCGAAGTCACCCATAAATTTCTTTGAGGCTTCGAGGAGATCAACAGAATACAGGGCCGCATTGTTCACAAATATGAAGAATTCACCAGCTCCGAACAAGTCTGTCCAGTCCACTGTTTCGATCGATGGAAACTCGCATGCTTTGCGGATAATCTTCTTCGCCGCAAATGAGTTCATTTGGTCTCCGTTCAAGAAGAGCCGGCAATTTCGCGTGAGGCGCGATTGACGCGACGCCGCGATCGTCTTCAAGCAAGTCCACACGAGTGCGTTGGAATAGGGGTGGCTCGATTTCGAATCGACATGGGGGCGAGAAAAGCGTTCGGTAGCGCCGTCGAATGCCCGAGAGAAGTATGAACCGTCAGTCATGAAACGACAATCCCGAAGTCGACAGTAAAAAGTCGATAACTCTCAGCGCCTCTTCGGCATCACATCCACTTTGGGCCGCAATCTGAATAAACTGATCGGTCCTTATCGGGGCCATCTCACACAGCCACCTAAGCGCTCCCGAGACCGGAGAGGTACAAAGGTAGTGTCGGCCGCGGCTAAATATTAATTCGGACTTATTGAACCGATAAACTTGGTGCCTAAAGGGAGGGACCAATCGCAGAAAGCTGCTCCTTTTTAGCTTCGCCAGTTCAGTCGGGCGTGGCGAAATCGGATAGCGCAGGCGGCAATTCGAGATGTTACGCAGGCGAGCCATCTCGACGAGCCCGTGAACATTCTGCCCAGCCACCGGGTGGGAACCACCGAGCCTATCAAGTTCTGCGCGGTGAAATGCTAACTCTTGCGCGGCCAGACGACCTTCACGAGGGTAGTCCAACACGATTGCGACCGTCGTCGAAACATCCTGATTGATTCCGACGTGAAACTGAGTGGAGGGTAATACGAAGCAGTCACCCCGTGCTAGGCAGAAGGATGATGCGCTCGCCGATATGGCGTCGAAGTCGTAAACGTTTCGCACCATCCCGAACTGGCGCTCTACATCGGACCGGTTCCAAATCTTGATAATTTTTTCGTTCGGTCCCAAATTAAATAGGACGGTGCGGTGACTTGCATCGTCAATATGCGCGCCGAACGGCGTCGCTCCGTATGAGCCTATGAACAACGTGAGATCGATCGTGAAGAAATCTTCGCAAACTTCAGTGAGGGCTTTGGCCGCGGCTGCGAGACAATGCTGCGCGGCGTCGGACCATTGAAGCCCTCCGTTTACCACTAAACCGGGCCGCTCGCCAAACATGGGCGATGGTGCGCAAAGCAGGCGGGTAATCGTGCTCGATATTGTCTTCGGACTGACGTTCTGCTCAAGAAATCGTTCGGCAAGACGATAGTCCTCGCGCCCCCCCACGTAGCCACGGAAGTAATTCAGCTTGACCGATCCGGGCGCACGGCGGGCTCCTTCAAAGATCGAACTAAGCAACGCGAAGTCGACTGGTGACGAATGTACCGACTGCAAATGAAGGGGCCCTCGCAACTCGTTCGACTGCTTGTAGAGCTCCCTCCACATCGCAGTCGAATCCTTAGCGAGCACCGATATCGCGGCGCCGGCCGAACTCTTCGTCATCACACTGGCCTCGGGCCAATATCCCGACGCGGCCCGAGCGGCTCCTCGTCTTCAGGGGTCGGCCTCGGGCCAATATCCCGGCGTGGTCCGAGCAGTTCTTCGTCTTCAGGGGTTGGCCTCGGGCCGATGTCCCGACGCGGTCCGAGCGGCTCCTCGTCTTCAGGGGTCGGCCTCGGGCCGATGTCCCGACGCGGTCCGAGCGGCTCCTCGTCTTCAGGGGTTGGCCTCGGGCCGATGTCCCGACGCGGTCCGAGCGGCTCCTCGTCTTCAGGGGTCGGCCTCGGGCCAATATCCCGACGTGGTCCGAGCTCTTCCGCAGTGCGCTCAGCCGGTCTTGTTTCCTTATCACTCTGGCCTGTGATTGCGCGCAAAGCGCGGTCGAATGCGTCCTGTGCGGCAGCGTCATCCTTGTCGTCTTGTTTGGAAGTCATGTGCATTCCTTTCCGCGTGAGCGGGATTGAACGTAAACTCGAATCGACACGATGTATTCTAGGAAAAAATAGCTACCTAAACGAAAACAAAAGACAGTGTTCATCGAGGTGAAACCATTGCCTAGAATGTTCGGTAGCGTACATTCAAGAAGGCCGAGTGATGATGGCCGGAACAGCGGAATGCGGATTGCACTGTGTCCTCCAACGGCTGTTAGTGAGGCGGAACCGACACTGCAATGACAGAATCACGCCCCCAGGCGAACGGCGCCTCTTGGCCGGGAACGGAAGATCACGCCGACAAAAGAAGCTGCATACCGGCATTACTGGTCACTGAGGCGAAGTGCCCAATAGCGGCCCATTGAGGCACTATCGAAACCCAACCCCCATCTTTCAGAATCGAGCAACTAATTCAAGCTCTTCAGCATCTTGCCAGTTTCGTCAACTAAGCAGGACGTGGCGGCTGCACGCCCGCTAGCCGGATACGTCTCGTCATCGAAATATCCCCACTCTCCGGCCACCTCGAAGGTAATCGACAGTAGATTTGAAAGCGCGAAGAGCGGCCACCAGACTCGCTTAGAAAGTTCCTTAATGTTATCGAATTCGGGTTCAGCCTTTAAGACTAGCGAAGCGCCAGGACTCACCTTAGATAGGTGATCTCGCACCTGCCACGTCCAGATTCTCTTTATGCTCAAGTTGTAATTCTCAATGAGCTCTACGCAAGTTCTTTTTAACAGCCTTCTTACAATACCCCGTTCCGACGGTATAGGTTGACACAGCTTATAGATTACTTGACCTCTGCCATTGGGGGACGCATTTTTCAGGAACTCGAGATAACGCTCATATACTTCCATGGATGCGGACGTGTCCTTTTCCGATTCAAACCTTCGCATTGGCTTATCGTAGTGAAACTCTTCCGAGAACCAATATCCAACTCTAATGAGCGTTGGAGCGCGCATATTAACAAAGAATTCGTGATTTTTTTGTTCCTCATTCGCGCAGGAGGCTATATGCTTTTTTCTACATATTAAGCGAACGACCGCGAGAATATTAAATAAATGCGCTAGCTTTCTGAGGATTATAGTTTTGGCGTGGCGAGTAAACCCACCGATTTCACCTGCTTCCATTTCCTCGGAGTCCTGGAGTGCGAGTGCTAATGCCATAGGGTACGCAATTAAATCGGCCAGTAATTTTTCTGGTTTCGCATATAAACTAGAGTGACTAAATAGTCGGTAGTATTCAACCAATTCCTTCTGAATTTTGCCATAAATTCGCGACTCTACTAATGGTATGAATTCGGTAAGAAGCCATATTCGTTCGTGAATGGAGCTAGGCTCAAGGAGCTTTGTGGGGTCGATGGTCGGATAGTAAAAATCTCTCTTTTTGATTAATTCGAGTGATGGGTCTTCTTGCCCATTAAATAGATCGCACCGATCGAAGCGCACGGGGGGATTTGGGTTTGGGTTTGACTTGATCAGATGCGTTAATGCGGCGTCTCGTAACAACTTGTCGGCCGTGATTGTGATGACATCGTAGTCTGCATACTCCGGATGGGCCTCTCTCCTCCCGATTGATCCAGTCAGTCCAACGAGAAAATCGTCACCACAAATCTGATCTTTCTGCCACGTGAGGCTCGTTATGAGCTGAGCACTAGACCAAAATCCCTCAATCAAGTTATCGCACTCCTTCAACGAGACATAAGCACAGAATCTGTCGATGTCCGCCCGATACGAGAGGTCAGTTTTCTTAAGAGTCATATTGCTCCTCTGGGATAACAGAGCGGAGCCTTGATTAATTAGTTCCGCTGGGCCAAAAATTCTTCGAGCGACGTATGTGACGCATTCTGCAGCTTAGAGTCGCGCGCGCGGCCGCTTCGTTGTTAAATCCAAAAGTCAGTATCAAGCCAGATTGCATGGCGCGGAAAAGTCTAAAAAGCATAGGCTAAGACGCCTCGTAAAAAAAGGCGGTCCTGTGAAAGTACGGGAATACCCGATTTGGGTTCGATTAGTTGGGTCGCAGCAAGGCATCGCGGATAGCCCCACACAGGAAATTCTACAGTGGGTGCACCGAAAGTCAGTCGGCAGCTCCCAAATTGTCCACCAACGGAACGGACTATCTATGAAGAGCCGAACTAGGCCGCTCAAAGTCACTTTGACGAATCTTCTTTGAGCGGCGATTGTTCAGGGGGGAATGACAGGCGCGGTGCCTATCAGATACCGGCACCGCTGAATCCCCATATGCACGTTACATCGCGGTCGAGGTCGAGCATCAGGGGACCCGGCGCCAAGCCCTTAGCGTCGCAGTGCCAATGTAAACCAGCAAAGCGATGCACTTTTATTTGAGTGATGCGCCACTGCGGGTTCTTGAGCCTGGCCCTGATGACCTGAGTTTGCCGGCTTGGGCGTCTCCAGTGCCTGCAGCAGGTCGTCCACTTCCTTCCTCGAAAGCTGTTTCTGCTGCGGCCACAGGTCTCTACGGGAGGCGTAGAACCGGAAGGCTGCTCGCGCATCCTTGCTATCGAGCATGAAATTGCCCGCATTCTGAGGAAGCGCGATAGGTCTGCCCGATGACAATGCGTCGACGATCTCGTCGAGCGTGCTGGACTCCAACCCGCCCGCCCGGATGCGCGATCCCCGTATAATGCTTGTCGCTACGACCAACTACATAGTCAAAGAAGGCTCTTATGGATCGCGTCGACTACGAATCATCGGTGATTCAAGATTATTACAATTTCCATAAATCCGGCGAGCTGAATCTGAATCCATGGTACCAGCGCAGATCTGTATGGACCGCAGCGCAGCAAGCCTATTTGGTTAACACCTTATTTGAAAACAAACCTGTTCCGACACTATATGTTCGTCATTATCTCGACATTGAAAAAGAGATAAGCATTAAAGAGGTTGTCGATGGCCAGCAACGTCTTCGGGCTATTTTCGGCTATTTGAACGATGAATTCGCGGCTCGCCATCCGGGCTACGTGAAGGCCGTCAAGTATTCGCAGCTCAAGCCGACAGAGAAGACGAACTTCAAGATGACCAAGCTTTCAATTGGAACGCTTGTCAATGCTTCAGAATCCGATGTAATTGAAATATTTGGCCGCCTCAATTCCATATCAAAAACCCTAAATCCACAAGAAAAGAGAAATGCTCGCTTCAGTGGCCGCATGAAGTATTTTTGCCTCAAGCTCGCTTCTGATAAGGTTTCATTCTGGAGAAGCGCCAATATTTTTAGCGCAACTGACATATCGCGAATGTCAGAAGTTCAGTTTATATCCGATCTGACGCTCAACTTAATGAATGGGCTTTCTGATTTCAGCCCTGCAGCACTAGACAATCTATATGAAAAATACGAAGACGAATTTGATGAAGAAGAGACAATAAAGAAACGCTTCGAACGTACTTTCTTGATATTAGAGCAGTTGGGGACCGACTTTTTTTACGACACGATATTTTCACGAACACCAATTTTCTTTTCGCTATTTATCGCGCTTGATCAAATGAAAAATGTGACAGCCAGAAAGATCGAAAAGAAGTTGCGAGAAATCGACGCAATTTTCGTCGACGATCTCAAGCACGGAAAGGCGGACGCCGCGTTCGCAGAAGCAAGCACGTCAACGACACAGCGCGTAAAGAATAGGCAAATTAGACATCAATATTTGTTGAGTAAGCTTGGCTAGTTCTTATGGCCGGCTTAGAGATCGAGTACAGGCGATTTTTGCGAGCTACCGACACGCTCTTGGATTTGTATGCGCGGATCGCGGGACTAGATATTCCTTTTCAGAAACTGATCGCCGAAAATATACATTTGCGGCTATTCTATGAGCTCGACAAGGCAGTCGGCGAAGTCGCGCTGCGAATGATGCGCGGTGCCACGTACCTAGATGGTTCCAGCCCCACATTGCTAGTTCCTGCGTTCTCAAGTGCGAATGCGGCGGGTGCCGCTATTATTGCGAAATCGCGACGCAGGCTCTATTATTTGGAGTGGACGACTCTCACTAAAATTCAAAGTAACCTCGATACCCTGCTTGATCCCGCAGATCATTTTTTAGCTACGTTTGGACTTCACATTACAGTTTACGACGATATTCGTATTGTACGGAACCATATCGCTCACAATACCGATTCAACGCGACGTCAATTTTCCACTATAACGTCACGATTATTTCCGCTGGCCAGGGGTATAAGCCCGGCGAAACTTTTGATATCAAGACGCACGGTTTTGCCATCATCGACCACAAGCGGAATCGGAAATTTCACGGCGTGTGAGCAGTATATTAAGTGGGCGCGGCTATTTTTGAAGGTCTTGACAAAATCACCAACCTAACACAAGGATAATCGGAGGGTGCGCCTCCGCGCCCTACTTAATGCTTAATGGAAGGCCCATGCCCGCCATCTTAAGGTCCGGTCTGACCGGATAACTCCTTGGACGTGAACAATGCACTTTCCGAGAAGTGGTCGACCAACGCAATTATGAAGGTTTGTTGAAGTACTACAATCGCAAATCATTGACTTCACAAATAGGCGGCACATTGGGACTCAAGAACAAAGAACTGCCGCAACTCATTTTGCGGCTCGCCGCAGGACCTGATGCCGCCGCTGTACGAGCAGCACTGAAGCCATACTTCGGCGGCTTCGCAGACCGCATCGCTTAAAACACGAAGGTCGCTTGATGACATCCGTCAGGAAAAGTGACTTGCGAGGGTCAACGTGCCTCTGAAACAACGGGGCACAACGATCTGTGCACCATACCGACAGAGGCCAGCGCCACGAAACGCCCCCCAACCTCAGCGCGTCGGCCCCGACTCCACCTGGTGTTTTCACACCTCAAAGCGCAAAACGCGGCACATGGCGCGCAGATCGAGATAGACGCATAAAACGAGATGCAGCGGCGGTTGGATCGCGAGGTCGTTTGGGTTGGGGCACGTCTGCGCTTTAGAATTTTCAGCAATCCGGCAATGATGGCTTTCCGATAGCTGCATGGCTTGCTCAGTTGCCGGTGGAGAACAGGATATCAGAAGAGTCCGACCGGCTCCTCTGCCTCATTCCAACTGAAAATGATCACCTCCTTGCGAGCGGCCTCTCGCCCTCCACCGCCCACGGTGTACCTGATGTCCACCGTCTCAATGTGGAACCCCGCGAACGCGCGGCGAATATCCGGATGATCATTGAGACTCACGATCGCCCTGCCCTTCAGCGATCGCAGGCGTGCCGCCATCTCGACGTATTCGGAAAACGGAAACGGCACGCCATAGCCTTCAGTCTCCCAGTATGGCGGATCCAGATAGAAAAGCGTGTGAGGCCGGTCGTACTTGTCGATACACGCCTTCCAGTCGAGCCGCTCGACGAACGTGTTGGACAGGCGCAGGTGCGCGGCCGAAAGCGTCTCTTCGAGCCGCAGCAGGTTCAGACCCGGCGGCGTCGTGGTTGCCGTGCCGAACGACTGCCCTTCGATCTTCCCGCCAAAGCAGTTCTGCTGCAGATAGTAGAAGCGGGCCGCCCGCTGGATATCGGTGAGCGTTTCTGGGATCGTATCCTGCAACCACCTGAACACCTGCCGGCTGGTGAGCGCCCACTTGAACTGGCGCACGAACTCCTCGAGGTGATGCTGCACGACACGGTACAGGTTCACCAGCTCGCCGTTGATGTCGTTGATCACCTCGACCTTCGCTGGCGGCCGCATGAAGTACAGCGCGGCCCCACCCGCGAAGACCTCGACGTAACAGTCATGTTCGGGAAACCGCGGAATCAGGTGGTCCGCGAGGCGGCGCTTGCCGCCGATCCATGGAACGATAGGATTTGCCATATCTGGAATTGCCTTTTCTTTTTTAAGTTAGAATTCGGCCCGCCTACCGGTAGGTGTCAGGGCCCTGGCTAATTCACTGGCTGATTCAGTGGAAAGGTGGCGTCGGGAATGCGCGAACATGCCTGACGTCGCCCTGTCTTCTCCCACGCGGTGATGCGCGGTCCAAGTGACTTTGGCCGCCCACGATGGACGGCTACATGAGTGGTGTGCTGTGGAGAAGGCGACCTATCGTCCTTCGCCCTCGCCGGGCAGTTGCGCCCGCGAGACTACCGTGTCCGGCGACACCGCAAACTGCGTAATCGCTGCAGCCTGCCTGTCCGCGCGCGACGACGAGCCGAAGAAATACTCCTTCGAGCCGAGCACCATCGCGATCAGAATCCCGAACAGCGTATCCAGCGCACGCATCACGCCGTCGTCGAGCCGGATCTGTCTGGCCGCCAGCAGGAACTCAAGGCCAATCACCGCGAAGAGCGCGACCGTATACATATAGGCGAGGTTGCGCGCCGTGTGATCGTGCTCCGCCGCCGCAAAGTTGCGGGCGCTCGCGCGATCGTCAGCCGCTACCCGGTCGGCCTGCACCTGGATGCCGGCCATGTTCTCCGCATGTGTGAAACCCGCCTGCCGCATCTTCAGCGCGAAATCGTCGTCGGCCTGCTTCAGTGCCAGTAGCTGCTCGGGCGTCATCTGCTGGCCGGTCAGTGCAGATTTGACTGCATCGACCGAACCCTCGGCCAGCCCGAGCTTGCCGGCGATCGCCGAGGCGGCCATTGCCGCGATGCCCGGGACCCCGCCCGTCAATGCCGTGACGAGCCACGGCGCCACCGTTTTCAGGACATCCATCATGCGCTCACCCCCAATGCCCGGTTGAGCTGCCAGCCGTATTCGAACATCTCGTTCTCCACGCGCTTTTCGGCACACTCGATGTAATAGACAGACTGCTGCGCGCCCACCATGCCCAGCAGCACCCGGTGGCCGTCCGCACCCCGCGCGGCGAGAAACGACTTCAGCGCCGCGACCGTCATGGCGCCGATTCCACCATCGACGGCGATATCGGCGAACGCGCGCTGATTCTGGTTCAGCACGTTCAGCGCACGCTGCAGGAAGCGCACGCCCGTCGCCGGCCCGGCGTTCACGCCGATATCAAACAGCTTGCCGGCGAGCGCAGGCGAAACGGCGTCGACCAGATCGAACTTCGGCTGCTGCCAGTAGCGGCTGCGATAGATCTGCGTGGCGGTCGTTCGTGGCATGTCGCGCATCGCGCCGGTATAGCCGAACGCGCGGGCAACCGCGGCGGTCACGCCCCACATCGTCTCGCCGCCGGCGTCAAGCGCATTGTTCGAATAGCCGCCCTCGCGGCCAATCAGCGCATCGATTTTTTCGTCAAGTGTCATTGCTTCGTTCCCTGTCTGGTTTCCCGCGTCATGGTCTGTTCCAGCACCTCGAGGCGCTGCTGCTGCAAGCGGTTGAGGATGTCGCCTTCATTGATGTGGGTGAACACCCACACGATCGAGCCGACGAGAAACGTCTGGACGATGCCGAGCACAATCCCGAGCACCCACATCGCGCCCCTCGCCGTGTTCTTCATCGCGGCCACCCGGTCGTCGACGCCGCCGATCTGCGCCTCGAGCGCGTCGCGTTCCTTCTTCCCCTCGTCGACACGCGCCCACAGCAGCTCGATGTCCTTGCGCGCGTTCTGGTTGTGGATCGACATCTGCGCGAGCGCGCGATCGAGCGCGGCGACCGGCTGCACCGATGTCTTGATGTCCTCGAGGCTTGCCGCGACGCTGCGCAGCTGCTCGCCGAAACGTGCGATCTGCACCGCCAGATCGTTGTTGTGCTGTTCACCCATCGGGCCGTCCGTAAATAAAAAAGCCGCCTCGCGTCCCATATGCGGGCGCGGGCGGCCTGTGGTGATGCTGATGGTTGTCTTCCGTCGATCGCGTCAGTGCGGCGGCGCCGGCACCACGAGACTGATCTTCCTGCCCTTCTTTTTCCCGTGGCCGACCTTCGCCTTGCCCCGGTTGCCGGCGTTCAGCTCGACCTGCGTTTCCCAGCTGCGGCCCGCATACGTGTTCGTCACCGACTCGATCAGGAAGTCGCCATCCGCTTCCTTCTTGAAACCCTTCAGCGTCACCGTCTTCTCGGCCGCGAAGTCCGCCCGCCCGGTCATCGTCATCGTGCTTTTCGCGGTATGGTGATTCAGCTTCTGCAGGCGGGCGTTCGCCGCGGCCTTCGCGGCCTCCGGGCTCGCGAACGCATGCCGCTCGGTGTGCACCGCGGCTGCGCCGGGCGGCGCATCGGGGTTCGGGATCGTGAGATCGATCTTCCTGCCGGACTTCGCGTCATGCACTTTCGTGCGCACCGCGACGAAGCTCGCGCGATCGGGAAACGTGATCTCGTAGTCGAGCAGCATGTCGGGCGTCAGCGTGATCGTCGGCAGTGGTTTGCCGCTCACGCTCCGGCCGGCGCCGCGACCTGCCACGATCAGCTTGCCCGCCTTTACCGTCGCCGTTGCGCCATGCTGCCGGGCAAGACGCGTGATGAAGTGCAGATCGCTCTCGCCGAACTGATCGGCACGCGGCACCGGCGCGTCGACGCTGCATGCGGCCACCCACCGGTTGCGGCGGGCGACGTCACCGACGATGTCCGCGAGCTTCACGTTCTCCCAGCTGCCGTACCGGTGCGTCTTCGCGGTGGCGCGCATGTTCGCGGGCTTGCCGCGGATCACCACCGATGCGGGCGGACCCTTGAGCGCAACCTCGTCGACCGCGTATTCGCCCAGGAACGACAGGCCCCTGCCGCTCCAGCCGAGCGAAATTTTGAGCGTCGCGCCCTTGGGCGGAAACTGGATCCTGCCGTCGCGATCGTCGAGCTCGATCTCGCACTCGTCCGACTCGAGGCCGGGCCTGTCCACCGTCCGGATGCGCAGCACGCGATCCTGGATCACGCGCGTGATGTCGTCGCCGTTCGCAACGATCTGGAAAATAGCCTGCATCGCCCCTCCTAGGTCCAGAGCTGGACCGGTTCATCGCGCTGCACGTCGAGATCGGGCAGCGTGATGAGGATTCCCGCAGCAAACGGTTGCGTGCGTGCGGCGAGCCCCGGATTCGCTTCATAGACCGCCTCGACTACACCCGCGAGCGCTCCGTAGAACGCGTAACAGAGCTCGTCGAGCACGTCGCCGTCAGAGGTTCTTATAGTCTTCGCCATAGCGGCCGAACTCCAGGCTGAAGGTCTGTTTGCGCGGGGCGCCGTCCGACATCAGCGCCTCCTGCTCCTCGTCGACGCCCTGCAGATACCACCGGCCGAGCACTTCGCCGTAGCCGGTCGTGAGCTGCACGGGCACCATGCGATCACCGATCGCCCTTAGCGCATCGATCTGCCTGGCTCCCGCTCCGGAGGCGGCAAACACCACACCCGAGAGCGTGATGGTCTCGCCGCCCTGACTGACCGCCTGCAGCGCCTCCTGCCGGTTCAGACGCTCCTGCGACGCAACCTTGTATTTCGTGGTGCGCCGCAGCTTGTCGAACGCTGCGGTCGACAGGTTGAAGTGGAACGTGTCGCCGGCGTCGGACGTGAGCGTCATCAGGTGGGGCGTGGCGCCCGATGCACCGCCGAGCAGACCCGACAGCAGCGCCCCGGCGCCCGTCGACGTTGCAACGGATGTGGCAACTGCGGCTGGCGACGTCGCGTCCTTTGTGCCCGCCCACGCGTTGAACTTCGTGCGCACGTCACCGAGCGCCGTGTTCACCGAGTCGGCCGCCGACTTCACCAGCGGGTGATTCGATGCGGTGGCGATTTTCAGGACGCTGCTGACCGACGACTGCACGGCGTTGAAGCTGCGCACCACCGTGCCGACCTTCGGATCCAGATCGCCCGCAACCGACAGCGCACTGCCTGCGCCGGAGAGCAGATCGGCAGCGTTTGTGAGGTTGCCGGTGGCGAGCTTCTGCAGCACCGCCACCGTGTTCGCGCTCGCCGCGCGGTTGCGTTCATAGACGCGGCTCATGCTGCGCACGCGTTCAGTCGCGATGCTCGCCTGTGTCGCGGCCTGCGTGATCTGTCTTGTGAAATCCATCCTGCCTCCTACAGATGCGGGCTGTCGAACATCGCCGAGCGGTTGTTCTTCGCCAGTTCGTCTTTCATCAGGCGCTGCAGTTGCGGCGACACCTTCGCAAGGAAGCGGTCCGCCGCGTCGCTGCCCGGCTCGCCCTGGAACGTGACGTGAAAGACCGGCGCAAAGGTGTTCTGCTGGTCGATCTTTGCAACGGGCTTCTCTGACCCCGGCGCTCTTTCAAGCGCCTTTGCCTTCGCGAGCGCTTCGGCCACCGCCGGCGGCTGGCCGTCGTTGCGCGAGAACGCGAGTTTCGCGACCGCCCCAAGCGCCTTCTCGCCGGCGAACGTCCCCAGCGCTCCGCCAGCGAGACCGCCGACTGCCGCACCGACCGGCCCGCCGAACGCGCCGATCATCGCGCCGACTTTCGCACCCAGCACGCCCCCGGCGAGACTGCCGGCGATGCCTGCGAAGCCCTGCGCCTTCGCCGCCCGCGTGTCGTCGCCGGTCGCCACTGCATACGCGTTGTTTGCCGCCAGTCCGAGCTTCAGCACGGTGCCCGCCATAGCCAGCTTCCCCGCATACGTCATCACGCGACCGAGCACGCCACGGGCCGCGCCGAAGACACGGGCAAACCTCCCGCCTTTACCAGCCGCACTCCCAACCAGGCCACCTTTCCCGGCTCCAGACAGCTCGTCGGCAACCGCACCGGCGGCACCTCCCAAACCACCTGCGCCACCACCGCCTGGCATGTTGACGACAAAGACGCGCTGCACGCCGGCCGACGCCGCGGCGCCACCGAGCGCCTCGATCGCACGGCCAACGGGACCGGCTGCGCCGCCGCCCTTCGCGCCGTTTGCACCACCGGCGCCGCCGCGCGCGACGAGAATCGACCCACGCGCAATGTCGAGCGCACCGCGACCGATCTGGAAAAGTGACTTTGCACCGCGATACGCAATCAGGCCGGCCGCCACGCCCGCGACCGCCATCGTGGTTTTCGGCGCCGCGTCGGTGATCTTCGTCAGCCCCTCGCCCGCTGTTTTCGCCGCATGCCCGACCGCATCGGTCACGGGCCGCAATGCGTCGCCGATGCTGCGCATCGCATCGTTCCACTGCTGCCCGACCTCGCTCCAGATCTGCTTCGACGCATCGCGCCGGTCAGCGAGATCTTTCGCAATCTCGCCGCTCGCCTGCGCCGACTCGCGCTTGAGCTTCTGGTACAGGTCCGCGTTCTGCAGGTAGGCGGTGAGCGCCGCCTTCACCTGCATGTCGTTGAAGAGGTCGCCCGTCTTCATCGTGTCTTCGAACGCGGCGATCTGTGCGCGGCGTTTGTCCGGATCGGATTCGCCGTTTATACGCGTTGCGGCATCAGCAAGCTGTTTTGCTTTGGCCGGATCGGTACGCTCGATATACGCGCGCGCGAGAACGAAGGAAGCCTCGAGCGTCGACCAGCCCTTGCCGATCGCCTCGCGCATTTTGGCTTCGTAGTCGACGCCGGCTTTTTTGTAGTTGTTCGCGGTTTCATTGGATCCGATTTTGGAGAACCAGTTTTTGAGGTTGTTGGCCGCTTCGTCGGCGGTGCCGGCCGTCTTCATCTGCACCTGCAGCATCGCGCCGAGCTGCGTGACCGAGTCCTGCCCGGTGATGCCGATCTTCTGCATTTCAGCGAGCAGCACCGGGAACCAGCGGGCCATGTCCGCCGATTCGAACGAGCCCTCCTTGCCGAGAAACGCGATCGCCTCGAACGCCTTGCCCATCTGCTTCGGGTCGGTGATCTTCGCGTTCTGCTGCAGCGCCTGGATCATCCTCGCGGTCTCGACCGTGGTCGCCCCCTGACCGATCGCGAACTTCGCGGCAAGCGGTGCGAAGTCGAGCGCGCGGCTCACGTCCATGCCGCCCGCGACCATCTGGTTCACTGCGTCGGCGAGCTCGTTGCGGCCAATGCCGTTATCACGCGCGTCGCGGCGGATGCGCTCGCCCATCGACGCTTCCTGCGCCGTGCGTGCAATGCCCGCCTTGATCGCGATGTCGCGGATGATCGCCTGGTAGTCTGCGGAGATCGTCGCCGGCACCGCGACCGCAGCCGAGAATTTGACGGCGTCGCCGATCGCACCACGGGCGCCCTCGCGGCCGGCGGCGATGCGCTCCTGGCCCGTTGCCTTCAGCTCCAGACCACGCACTGTGCGACCGAGGCGGGTATACGCACGGTCGAGCCGGTCGACCTCGATGCCGTTCTCGCGCAGCGTGCGCAGGTTCGATTCAATCTTGCGGCGGATGCCGTCCGCTGCGCGATCGCCCGCCGCGTGCAGCCGGCGGAATTCGTCCTGGAGCTTGACCGTCTCGCCGATCGTGCGCTGCCACAGCCGTGTTTCGTTCGCGGTCTTGCGCAGACTCACGATCCGCGAACTGGTCTCGGTGATCGCGCGGCCGAACGTCGCCGATACGGCGCCGCCGATCACAATGCCGAGTGCAATGTCGCTAGCCATCACATTTCTCCATCACATTCCCCCATCTGGTTTCCCCGCTAGTCGGTCAGCCACCAGATCACCTCGTCGAGCGTCATCGCATCGATCGAGGCGGGTTGCACGCCGTGCTCCCTAAGCAGCCGTTTTGCCAGCGCCTTGAGCGTTTTCTGGCTGATGCGTGCCAGCGGATGTGAGGCGAAAGTAGGCATCCTGGACGCGGTGATAATCACCGAGATCCATGCCCTCCAGGTCGTTCGGCGACACGCCCGCGAGCGCCGCAAAGATCGCCAGTTCCTGCCCTTCCTCGTCACCGGGCGCGATCTTCTGCGCCGCGCGCATGTCACGCACCTTCGGACGCCGCAGCGTCAGCGTGTCGCGCACGACGCCGTCGAATGCCACTGGATAGTCCAGTTTCACGGTGACGCTGTCGATGCGATCGGTCGCGTTATTGACCACGTTACTGACTACGTTACTGACCACGTTGCCCGCCGCGTTGTTATCCACATTGCTGTCCATCTGTTTCGCCTCAAATAGAAACGGCGAGCCGCGCGGCCCGCCGTTCAGGTTAAAAAGTCACTTTGCCGCGCGCACCCGACAGGTCGTCACATGCCGATCGCCTTGCGGATCTCGGCAAGCTGGTCGACGCCATTGATGATGCGCACCATGCCGAGCACGTCGATCTCGTGCACGACCGCGCCGTCGATCTCCAGCTTGTAGTAGGTCAGCGACACGGTGAATTTGGCATCGACCTTCTCGCCCGGCTTCCAGTCGCCGCCATCAACCTCGGTGAGCATCCCGCGAAACGTGGCGGCAACCGCCTTGGTCGCGCCCTTGATGTCACGGAACGCACCGCGAAACACGCCGTTGAATGCGGTCGCATCCGCAAGACCGAAGAACTTCAGCACGTCGCGCTCCATCGTCGACATCTGGAACGCCGCCTCGAGCGCCTCCATGCCGAGATCGACCTTGACCGGCGCGTCCATGCCGCCGGCACGATGGTCATCGGTCTTGATCTTCAGTTTCGGCAGCGTGCACTGCGTGGCGCGGCCGGCAAAACCCTTGCCGTCGCTGTACACGTTGAAGTTATAAAGTGTTTCCGGAGTCACGCATCACCTCTCAGGTGTTGATATCAGGTGTTGATATCAGGTGTTGATATCAGGGATTGGCATCAGGGGTTGGTATCGAGCACTTCGGTCAGCCACTGGTTGGTGACCTCGAAGCGGAAGTTGGGGTTTTCTGCCGGCGGCACGTCGGTGAAGCGGATGTTCCAGTACACCTTGCCGTCCTCGAGCTGCGTCGCGGTGTTCAGCTCCGGGTCCGCATACACCTCGAAGTTGATCAGCGCACCCCTGTTCTTCAGGTCACGCATGAATGCCTGCAGCCCTTCGGTGACGTCCTTTACGTACGTGGCCGTAATGCCGCGGTCGACCGCCCACTTGTGGCCGGCCAGCACCGCATCCATCACGATGTCAAGCGTGCGCACGCGCGTGACGAACTTCCATTTCGCATCGGCTGACAGCGTGCGGTTGCCCCACAGGCGATACCCGCCGTCGCGGATGATCGTCGCGATGTTCGCGTTGTTGAGCAGGTTCGCGCGACAGGTCTCGTCGCCGTCGAGAAACTCGATGGGCCGCCTGGTGCCCGTGATGTCGGTGATTTCCTTGTTCGACGGCGACGCCCAGAAACCGATGTTCGCGTCGGTCTGGCAGAAGAGACCCGCTGCATACGACGAAGCCGGTGCATCGACGTCGGCGTTGGTGGTCGTGTCCCACATCGTCGCACCGGGATCGACCATATAGAGCCGCTTGCTGCCGAAGTTCTGCGCGTAGGCGATCGCCGCCTCGTCGTCGGTGTTGGGGCCGTCGATGATGCCGATCGCGCGGAGTTTGCCGGCCAGCGAATCCATCGCGGTCGCGACCGCCTGCGTCGACGAGAAGCCAGGCGTCAGCAGCAGGCGCGGCTGCACGTTGTATTTCGACTTCGCGTCGAGCAGCGACTGCAGGCCGGTGCGCGCACCGCCGGCACTGACGCCACCGATGATCGCCGAGGTGAGCGCTGCGGGCTCGCCGCCGGCAGCCACGCCGGTGGCCACAATCACCGCCGTACTCTGCGCATAGATCGCGCGGGCCGCTTTCGCGATGGCACTGCCTTCGCCGAACGCGGCGACGGCCTCGCGGTAGCTTGTGAGCTGCACCGGCACATTGGGCGCGGCCCGATCGGCGCCGGGCGTGTAGGTGTTGACCATGCCGACGATTGACGAGCTCGGCACGGCGATGGTGCGCGGCCCGGTGTCGACCAGCGACACGGTCACGCCGTGGAAAAACGATGTTGCACCCATTAAATCCCTCGATGGAAAAATGGACCACCCTGAAAGCTCTCCAGGGCGGTCCATGATGGTGGGGCTCAGTGTAATGAGCGCCGGTCTCCCTGCTACTCCCGGATCCGGTTAAACCGGAAGGGAACGCTGCGGCTTAAACGATTTCCGCGTCGGCAAAAAGGTAGCGGTTCGCCTGTGCCTGCGAGGCGTAAGCCGGATCGGTGGGCATCGGCACCGACAGAACGCGCTCGGCGAATGCCGTCAGCTCGTCGCCCTGGGCCGGCAGTTCGTCGACGAGAATGGTCGCGGTGCCGATTGACTGGGCGCCACCTTCGGCGACTTCCGCGTTGTAGAAACTCGCGACCTCGATCGCACTTGTGCTGCCCAGCAGGTCGGCGGTAATACGTCGCACAATGTGATGCGAGGCCGGCACGCCGATAGCGGCAATCAATACGGTTTTCTTCAGTGCCATGTCTGTTGCTCCGGGTTGGTATGGGGTGTTAAAGCGGGGAAACGGGCCAGGTGATCGAGGCCGGGAAACCGGGTTGGCCGGTGATGCCTCGCAAGGCCCGGCGATACGCCTGCAGGGCTGCGAACAGGTCGGCCGAAAGCGTCGTTGCAGCGCCGTCGTCCAGCTCGTCGCGGTGTCGGTCGACGAGCCATTGCGTGCCGGACAGTAGTGCGTCGCGCTCGCTTCTGGCCTTCGTCGCCAGCTCGTCAGCCGAGGGCGGCATCCAGTCGGCGATCGGGCCGAAATCGCCTTGCACGCAGCGATAGAAAATCTCGCGGCCGTGGGCTTCTGCGTCATTCGGGTGAGCCGTGAAAGGCATCGGCTCAATGACGCCGGCGGGATGATTCGGAAACGTGACGCGGCATGTAATGGCGGTCTTTTCTGCGTTCTCCCATCGCGGGTCCGCGACGGTGCCGATGGCGAAAGGCGTCGGTGTATCGCCCGGTGGTGTTGCGTCGACGAGTACAGGGATAGACATTCGTTTCGTTCCTTAGCTGATACGCACATAGAGCGCGTCGTTATTGCTACCGCCGAGGCCCGGCCCCATGCAACGCCATGTGCCGCCGAATCCCGCGAGGTTATAGAGGCCGTTTTGGGTCGGGGTGTGGTATTGCGTGCTTATCGTGTAAGAACCGACCCCGCCATAATCAACGATCGAGCGAGGCGCGCACCAGTTACCGAAATTGCTGTGCGTGATGAGCGCACCCTGATACTGGCCATCAACATATGAATTGAGGTTGCCGTCCCAGTTAATCGTTATGACATTGCCAGTGTCGGAAATGACATAGCCGTATCCGGCATTGCCGTTGCGGATCGGCGCGCGTGCGGTGATTGCGTCCCACACATAACCGCGACCGCCGCTATAGATGTTGCCGTCACGCGTGAACTGGACGTTTTGCCCGCCGTTTGCAAGGAACTCCAGATTTTCATTGCCGATGTTGTAGTGCATGCGCCAGCGATAGTCCTGGTCGCGAGCGCGTGCCATATCAATGTAAGGGCCGTAATCCCACTGGTTAAGCTTCACCGCGCCGGGATAGATCGTCGACTGATACCCGTTCAGATCGTTGTTCGAGTTGGTGACATTCAGCACATTGCGCATCGTGTCGCCTTCCTTGGACACGCGCGTGGCCGGGTCGAAATTCCATGTGCCGTAGACGGTGCCGCCCGCACCACGTGCAATGTCCGTGCGGCCAAATGACCAGGCGTTCTGCTGGCCATCAACATGAAAGTCGATGCGCGGCGCGCTCGTGGCGCTACCGCCTTCATAGGCGTCGATCGCCGCGAGGTGCCGGCCGCCCTGACGCGTCCAGCGCAGACCCATATAGGCCGAGGTCGAGGCCGGCGCGTCGATCTGTAGTGCCGGTGCGCGCGTCGTGTTCCATGCCGCGTAGGCGCCGCCGATGCCGGTACCATCAGCCGCGAGCGCGCGGAACACGTCAACGCCATAACCCGATCGCGTCTGGAAGGCGGCATTACCATTCAGTTCGCCGCCGGCCTTCGTGTACGGGTTCAGGTTGCCGCTATCCCACGGCGTATAGCCCGCCCAGCTCGGTCGCGCACGCGGCAGCGCCAGCACGCCGTTATCGTCCAGGCTCGCATTGACTGCGGTATTTGCCGCATTCACCGCTTCAAGCGCTCTTGCGATCGAGTCCGAGCGCAGAAAAGGGGCGTAGCCGTTTGCGTCGAGGATCAGGTGCGGACTGTACTGGCTGGCCGACTTCAACCGCACGGCGCCGCTCACCTCGCCTCCGCCAACGCCAAGCCGGGTGTCGAGTGCGCTCTGCAGCCCGTCGACATCGGAAATGACGTGTTTGTGACCCTTGTCGGACTTGCCTGCGATGGCCGGGCCAATTGCTGCCGTGAGGCCCGCGGGCGTCACGGCGCGCTGCGTATCCGTACCCGCAATCGTCTCGGCGCTGGTCGCCAGCTCGACCACGCCCTGCCGTTCAGTCGTCGCGGGCGGGTTCGTGAAGCTCGTCTCGCCAAACACGAGCTGCGCCGCGTCGATCGTGGTGAACTGGATGTCGGCCGAGAGCAGCACCAGCGCCTCGGGCGACTTCTCCATGATGGGCGTCACCTGACCGTAGAGCGCCGCGAGCACGCCGTCTTCGAGGTAGAGGCCGAACCCGTAGAGCGGATACTGGTCCGTCGTGTCATCGCGCAGTGTCACGTGAATTGTGTCGGGCGCGACGTTCTCGCCGGCAAACGTCGTGATGCGCTTGCGCTCGCTGGGCAACGCTTTCATCGACCGGTCGGCTAGGAAAGCGGCACTCGCCAGTCCGATCTCGACGATCCTGTGGGCTCTGGTGCCCGCGTTGCCGGGGGCGACGAGCGCCGCGCGCCCGGCGTCGGTAATGGTAATGAGGCTTCCGGCCATGCTCAGCTATCCTCAGCTATCGGTGGTTTGGTCAGTCAGTTGAATACGTCGATAGAGGGCCGGCTGTACGGCCGCCGCGACCTGCTGCGTGCCCTGCATCGACAGACCCTGCGTGAAGGTGTAATGCGCGCTCGCACGCTTCGAGCGTTCGATCTCCGCGATGATGTCCGCGACATAGGCGGCCGTCGCCGGCAGCCCGTCGCGCGCGCTGACCGTCATGACAATCTCGAACGTGCCGGGCGGGCCCGGCGGCTCCATCTCGAACCATTCCCGCATGGCGATGTTTGCGCCGAAGGTCGCCACGACCTCGCGCACCGCTGCCGCCGTCCCCTTCCTGCGCGCGATCGGAATCGCCGCTTTTACCCGCGCGCGCTTGACCTGCTCGGGCCAGTAGTCTTTCCACGTATCCACGCCCAGATGCCACGCAAGCCACGGCAGGAGCGCAAGCGGAATCGTGTCGGGATTCATCAGGTCGGCAAGCGGCGAAGGCACCTCGAAGGCGCGCGCGCTGGTGGCCGCGAGGCTGCGCTCGAGCGGCGTCGCGTTCGACGGCAGCAGGCTACTCACCGGCACCTCCTGCATTCAGGGTTTGCGCACTCAGGGTCTCCGTACTTGCGGCCCCGTCATACACACCACCGTCGATCAGCTCGATGCCCGTGCAGAAGGTGGCCTGCTGTTTCGTCACGCGGACCCCATCAGCGGGTGTTTCGAGAATGACTTTCTGCACACCGGCCACGCGGATCGCCGCGTACAGCCCGTCCGGTGTCACCTCCATGTCGAGCCGGTGCATGTCGTCGGCGTACTTCTGCGCACGCCGCTTCGATTCCACGAGCACGACCGCCCGGTCAGGACCGGCAAAGAACCTGAGCGTCGCGCGGATCGCGTAGTGGATCACCTCGGCGCTGCGCACCGTGACCCGGTCGGCGAGCGGTCGCACGTCATCGGAGCGCAGCGCTTTGGTGACGATCTGTACCAGCTCGTCGCTCGCCGTGCCGTCGCCCTCGCGCGAGAGGATCGTGACGAGAATCTCGCACGGCGCGGGACTGATGACAGACACCGACAGCACACGGCCGTCGGCGTTTAACGCATGCGAGCGGTACGCGCCCTCCGGCCCTGCCACCGAATAGCCCTGCGGGGCAAGCTGCGTGCGCGCGCGCAGGTCGTCATCCTGCTCGAGTTGCGCATCATCGGTCTGCGCGTCGGCTGTAATCGCCAGCCGGCGGATGCCGAAGAGCGCGGCCAGATGTTCCAGCGTCGTGCCCGACGCAAAGGCGAGCATGACCGAGCGCGCCGCATCATTGACCCGTGCCCGGAAACGGACCTCGCGATAGGCCGACAGCTCCAGCAGCTTCACCACCGGGTCGGACTCGAGCACCGCATTCCAGTCGGCATAGCGTTCCTTGAAGTCTTCGACGAGCTCCGCATAGATGTCCTCGAAGTCGAGCGTCTCGACGACATCCGGCGCTTCGATCGCGGTCAGGTCAATGGTTGTCATGTGCTTACCTCGAAGAGGGTCCCGTCGCCCTCGTAGACGCCCTGAATGCGCAACGTCACCTTGCCATCGATCACGGACACGACGCTCACGCGCGATAACGTCAGGCGCGGCTCCCACCGCCCGATGGCCCGCGCGGCTTCTGCCTGCACGGCCGAGATCCACCCGCGTGTGACAGGCAGATCGACCATGCGGGGAATGTCGGAGCCGTATTCGGGCCGTTCGCGCCGGGTGCCCTTGCGGGTGGAGAGAATGTCGCCGATGCTCTGCTTCAGGTGCGCGAGTCCCGTGATGGGCCGCCCCGTGTGCCGGTCCATGCCGACCAGCGCCGGACCTGTTCCTGTGCTTACGGCCATCGTCAGGATCCGGTTGAGACGCGTTCGAAGTCGGGATGGCGCTCGAGCGCGGCAATCTGCGCGTGATCGGTCGTCGCCACGGCGCTCTTCCCGACAGCAAGCGTGCTGCCGTCTTCGAACACGATCGTGCGCGACCTGAACGCCCTGTCGCGGAAGGTGACGGATACTCTGCCGGCTGCGGCGGTTGCCGCGGCGAGCCGGGCCGGTAACGGGAATTTTTCGTTTTGCGGCATATCGAAACTCCGATAAAAAGGCCTCGCGCGAAGGCGAGGCCAAAGTGACTTTCCGGTGTTACGGGTGGTGCGGCGCTATTCTTTCAGCGGCGGGTCCGTCGGCGCACCCTCCTGCTTCACCATGTGTATGTGATCCGGCAGCGAAACGCCCTTCGATGTCACGGTGCCTGTGTAATTCGCGTCGCCGTCGATCTCGGATGCGGGACCGCCCGCCGAATTGCTGCCGGTCATGCCGCCCTGGAACGTCAGCCGTTTCTGCGTCGTGCTGTTGCCGGTGAAGGTTGAATCCGGCGCATCGACGAGCAGCTTCGGCGCGCTCTGCGTGATGCCGTCCGCCGTCAGTTCCATCTGCGTGTCACCGATGCGGAAAACGATCCGCCCGCCAGCCGGCACCGACAGGACATACTCGTGCGCGTCGTGGTCGTAATGCTCGTGCGCACCGTCCGGCCAGTCGGTCGCCGTCAGGTTCCCGGCACTGCCGTTTGCCCCGCCGTGCGTGTCGCTATAGAAGCCGGCCAGCACAAATGCACCGGCAAGCGTACCCGACGGCGCCAGCACGACGGCCTGTTCTCCGATCGATGGCGGGCACCACGTCCTGACCCGGCCAGCGGCAAACGTCTTCCACGGCAACAGCGCACTGACCCACTCGCCGTTGCGGACCCGGCAGCGCGGCGGGTCGTACTGGACATCGTCGATATAGCCCGCCTGCACGATGCTCGCGATCAGGCGATCGATCTCGCCAATCTCGTAGTCGCTCATGTGGTCATCCTTCAGACAGGTCCTGTGCCGGGTCCGCGTACTCTGCGCCCGGCGCGGTGCCCGTATCCGGATCGACGCCCCACAGCACAGTGGAGCCCGCGGCCGGAAACGGCGCGGCGACATCGCCGAGATCAAACTCATGCGTCCACTCGACGAGCCAGACGAGATACGCGTCAAGCTCGGGCTTGAACGGATCGTCGCCGATCTGCACGAGCTTCGCCGGTGTGACCGGCACATCCCACGTCTGCGCGTGCACCGCACACGCAATGCGCGCGGCCAGCTCTCGCACCGCGAGATCCGCATGGGCGCCAAGCGGATCAAAGATCGCGCGCGCCTGGAAGCGCCCGACCAGCGACGTCTGTCCGGTACCGGGATCATGTCCCGGCTCCATTTCCGACATTTCTACTGCAATGCTGGGCGTCGGAATCTTCCGGCCAATGCGCGGGTACGCATCGATCGGAGAGATATCGGGCAGTGCCGCGCGCAGCCCCGCGATCATCGCGTCGTGCAGCGTTTTCAGGTTATCGAGCACGCCGGAGTCCTCCCATCGCCTTCTGGATTTCGTAGTTCACTTCCTGCTTCAGGATGACCATCAGTCGCGTCTCGCACATCTGCGCCGCCCTGCGAAACGCGGGGTCGCCGGTCTTCGACCAGTTCACCGTCACGACCTCGAACGGCGTGCGGGCCTTGCCGGTTCGCTGATAGATCGGCCCGTCCGGTTTCGCCTTCGTCTGCCGCCATGCGCCCTCGAACGTGAACCGCCCCGCACGCATGCCCTTTTTAGTCTCGCGCACCGAGCCGAGCCTGTGTGCTTCGACCGGATTCAGGCCGAGCCACACCTTGCCGGTGTCAGCCGAACGCATGAAGAAGTACAGCCGGCTGCGGATCACCTTCTGCGGGATCTGCGTGCCGCGGGAGACTTCCTTGCCGGTCTGGCTTTTGATCCACGCCGCGGTCTTGCGCAGCGTGCGGCGCCACGCAGCCTGCATGGCGGACCGGGATAGTCCCTGCAGCGCGGCGGTCACTTCCCTGATATCGATCTCGACCTTCAGTGCATCCATCAGCAGGGCCTCATCAACGGGGTCTTAGCGGCACTCATCAGCGGGGTCTTAGCAGCAGCACGGTCCACCCGGTGCCGTCGGGTTGCAGTTCGAAGACAACGTAGTCATCGGCGCCGACCATCACGATGCTGCCCTCGCGGATCGCGACGGCGTCCGCCTCGCGCACGCTCACCTGCGGATGCTCGAGCTGCGTGCGCTGCCGGCCGAGATCCGGACCGAGCCACGGTGCGGCGAACATGCCGCCCAGCGGCTCGCCGTCGACGGTGATGTCGTCGTCGGCCAGGTCGCGGATCACGGCGTCGTCGATATCCGCGACCAGATCACGGAACGCCATACGTGTCTCCTCAGGCCGTCAGCTTGATGACGGCCTTCGGACGCGTGCACAGGTGGATCGGGTTCGACTGCGCCTCGAGCTCGACGCCCTTGCCGAAATCCATCAGCTCCTGCTTCGCGTAATACGGCAGGCCGTTCGTGTTGACCGTCTCCATGTAGTCGGCGGGAGCGAAGCGCGTGATGAACAGATCCGGTACGCCTTCCGGCACGGCCCACGCTTCATCGTCGGCCACATAGCCGATGTCGCCGACGCGACCGCGATAGCGCTCGAAGGTGCAGCCGCCGAATTCGAACGTGTCGCGCGCGTCGCCTCGCAGCGCCGACGCCATCGCGGTATTGAGGTAGGTTTCCTTCACCGATTTCAGGACAATGAGACGGTTCCAGAAGTTGCGGCCGCACAGCACACGCACGCCGGTGAAGGGCGTATTGCCCAGCGCATCTTCGGTCGCGTCGAGCAGATCCGCACACTTGAGGCGCACTTCGGTATCGGTCTTGACCAGTTCGAAACTGATTACGGTCTGCTCGATGCCGAAGCGATCGAGCAGGTCCGCCACGACCGATTTGCCGTCGGCATCGAGAATCAGCCCCTTGACGGCGCCGATGCGATGGAATTCGTGCGTCGCGTCGAGCTGGCGGCGCATCTTGGCGAGGCGCTTATTGATCACGGTCTGGATCGCTTCGAGCTCAGTCTCCGAGCCGAATGCGCGCAGGTTCTGGATCTCGTCGGCGCCGATCGTCGCGCGCTGCGGCAGGTGCACGGTGTTGAACGGAATCATGTTGCGCTTGCTGCCGACGACGACAGCGCCGGAAGCGCCACGCTGGCCGGTCGGCACCAGTGCCAGCGTGTCGCCATCGCGCTCGATCTGTACCACGGTGGTCGTAATGCCCTCTTCCTCGAAGAGGCCAAGGGTGGCAAGCCGGCTGGGCACCTGCGGCTGCTCGTTGATCGCAGCGCTGAGCGACGACAGCGAGAATGCGTCGTCGTTGAGAAGGGCGATATCCGCCATAAGGGTTCTCCTGGAATGTGTGCATGCAGCCGTCGAGGTTCAGCGACGGCCGGATTGTCGAAAGGACGGCGGGTTTAGCGCACGATCACGTAGTGCGCGGCGAGATCGCTGCGCGCGGCGGCATCAAGCCCCGTGAGGCGGGCCTCCGCCACCTCGGCGAGACGCACGATGCCGACAGCCGGGCGCGGGTCCGTCGACGCCGCAAGCGGGCCGTAGAGGATCGCGGTCGCGATTTCGGAACCGTCGGTTGCCGTGTTGTCATACGGCGCGTATTCGCCGGTGCCGGTCGTGCCGAGCAGTTGCCCGGCCGGCAGCGCGTCGCCCTTGACGACGACGATCTGCTCGCGCGAGATGCGGCCCGCGCCTTCAGAAAGAAGAAACTCGCGGGTGTTGGTGCCCTGGGTTTTAATCGTGGTCATACCGTTGCTCCTGTGTGCGCCTGATACGAACAGGCCGTTATCAAAGTGACTTTGTGACGCCCCTGCGGGCGGCGTAGATCGACGACGCCTTCGGACCCGGCGTCGCACCCTGCGTGGATCCACCGGCATCGTGTGAAACCGGCTGCTGCCGGTTATTCACACGCGGCTGGCTCTGCGTGACGCGATCGAACAGGCGCGCGCGCACCTGATCGGGATTGAGCCCATCGCCTACGAACTGCGCGGTCAGTTCGGGCAGCTTCGCCGCGAGGCACAGACCGGCAATGTCCGTTGCGTTCCGGATCGCCGCGTCGATGGTGGCGCGGTCCTTCAAGGCGGTGAGCGTGACGATGCTTTCCGCGCACATGGAGAGGTTCGCTGCGCGACAGGCGTTGAATACGTGCGCCGCCAGCACGCCGGGCTCTTCCTGCACCGCGACCGGATCCGGATCCTGCGGCGCGGGCGCAGGTGGGTCGTCTGCCGGCGGAGGATTCGGGCCCGGCGCGGTGGGTTCGGTTGGGTTGGTTGGTACGGTCGGCGGCGTCTCCGCCGTTGTCGTGGTGTCGTCGGTCCCGTCGACGAGCGCCTGCACCGACGACGGCGCACTTTGAAAGCGCGCGAGCAGATCGGCCGCACGTGCAGTCGCAGCGAGCTTGACCGGCGCTTCGATCTCGTCGGCAAAACCAGCCTCTTTTGCTTCGGCGGCCGTCATCCACGTTTCCGCGTCAAGCATGGCCGTCAGCTCTTCGTCGGTCTTGCCGCTCTTGTTACGGTACGCAGCAAGGATGCCGTCGCGCGCCTTGTCCATCGAATCGGCGGTCGCGCGCAGATCCGCTGCCGTGCCGAGTGCTACGGTCCAGGGGTTATGGATCATGAGCATGGCGTTCTCAGGCATGACGATGCGATCACCTGCCATCGCGACGAGCGACGCGGCCGAAGCCGCGACCCCATCGATGCGGGCAGTCACGCGACCCGCATACCGGCGCAACGCGTTGTAGATCGCGAATGCGTCGAACACATCGCCGCCTGGCGAGTTAATCGCGACAACGATCTCCGCCGCACTCGCTGCAGCCTCGTCGAGCTGCGACACGAACGTTTTTGCGTCGGTGCCCCAGAATCCGATCTCGTCATAGATCCGGATTTCGGCGACGGCCGCGCCCTGCGCGTTCGTCATCGCCCTGATGTCCCACCACTTACGGTTTTTCATCTACGGTTCCTGCTTCTGAATAAGCGTATTGGCCACCCCGTCGCCCGCGATGTCGCGCGAGCGGGGATCAGTGTCGTAACGCAGGCCGAGCGCATCGGCCCGCGCGTTGTCTGCCGCGTTTTCGCCATCGACCTGTTCGGGGTCTTCGCCCTGTTTGAGGATCGACGCCGAGCGGCTCGTCAGCCCCGAGCGGATCGCGAGCTTCTGCGCGTTCACGTCCTGCACCGGATGGATGTACGGCCAGCCCTGCGGCACCCATCGCACGCGCAGATATTCACGCCGTGTGCGATGGAAGTCCGGCATCGGCATCGCACCTGACAGTGCGCATGCATCCACCCACCACGCCCACGCGCGGCGGCAATACTGGTGAATGAAAATGTTCCACTGCAGCTGCTCGATCGAGCGCCGGAATTCGTTGAGCAGCACACGTAGCACCCGGTCACCAACCTCACGCAGGTCGCCGGTCAGGATCTCGTACGGCATGCCGACCGATGCGGCGGCGGCCATCAGCTGCTGCCGCATGAACGGGGCGTAATCGGCCCCGGCACCGGGTGGCGTCGCGAACCGCATGTCCTCGCCGGGCGCCAGTTCCTGCACGGTTCCCGGCTCAAGTGACACAACCGGCGAGAAGCCGTCCGAATCGAAAACCAGCCCCTCGCCCGTCACCGGATCGCCCGTGAGGCCCGGCTCCGCATTCGGCTTGACGAGAAAGCCCGCAAACAGGTTGCTGATTTCCTGCCGGAACAGCACGGCGTCGTCGAAGTTGTCGAGCGAGTGCAAACGGAGCAGCACGGTCGACAGTTCCGGCACGCCGCGCACCTGCCCCGCGCGCAACGGCTGGAACACGTGCGCCACGTCGTCCGCAGAAACCGGCACAGTCACCAGACCGACGTTCTTCATCCGGTTGTATTCGCCCGGGTGACGACGCAGCAGGTGATAGGCGACACGACGATCATCCGCGTCGTATTCAACGCCGTTGATGATCTCGCCGCCGTTCGGCCGCAGTTCGTTCTTTTCGACCGGCAGCAGGTCACCCTCGAGCACCTGAAGCTGCAGCGGGACCGGTAGCCCGTCATCGGGATGACGCATGCGCCGGCGCACCAGTACCTCGCCATCACCAAAGAACGCACGCGCCGCGAGCGTCTGCTGCCCGTAAAAGTCGAGCAGGCCGTCCGCGTCGGACTCGCCAACCCAGTCGTCCCAGAGCTGCTTCTGCTGCCGCCGGATAGCGGGATCCGGATGTTGCGGATGCGGCTGGATGCCCGTGCCGATCGTGTTCGACACCAGCCGTGCGATCGCCGTCTTCGCCCACGGGTCGTTGCGGATCGCGTCGCGCGCCCGGCTGCGGATCAGCGGCAGGTTCTGCACCGCCGCCGCATTCGGTCCGGCGCCTGACGTCTGCCACGACCGGGCGCGTGCGCCAGCGGAACTGGCGGCTTCATAGGCCGCCGCTTTCAGGCGTGTCGGCATCACGAAGCCGCGCTTCGCGAGTGACGGATAGGTGCGGTTACCTGCATCGTTCATCGCACCCCCTTGCCGCCGTGCCGCAGCCGAAACACGCGCGAGCGCGGATTCGCACGATCGAGCGCGCGCACAATCTCGGTCTGCGCTTCACGCAGTTCCGCGATCGACCGGTAGCGGACCTTGCGATCCGCGTACTGCACTTCGAGTTCGCCCTTCGCAATCGCGGACTGGATGCGGGCGAGATCCGCCGCTGTGTAAGCCATACCGTGCTCCTGTGATGTGCTGCTACCGGCGCTTCAGATAGCTCGACCGTGCAGTGCGACGGCCCTGAATGCGCGAAACCCCGCTCAGAGGCGGGGTTTCGGGTGTGTTGCGGGTGCTGCTGGTGTTGCTGACATCTGCAGTCGGCGGTGGATCCGGTGGCGGTTCCATCTCCGCGACTGCCGGCAAGCCGGTGGCAACCGGCACCGTGTCGAAGAGCGATACCTGCGACAGACGCTGCTGCTCGATCATCCAGTGCGCCTCGGTCATGAGGTGCGTCTTGATGCTGCGCGCCGCGTGCAACGCGTACACCTCGCAGTCGAGCGCCTCATTGCGCGCACCGGCCTTCTTCTGCCAGATGCGTTTGCTGCCGGTACGCCCCGGCACCTTCACTTCGGCGGTGAGCTGCTGCAGGTAGTCGGCGCGCACGCCCCTGTACCAGTGCATGCGGCCGGCGCCGTCATCTTCGAGTTTGAGCCGGTTGTCGAGAATCAGATCCTTGGCCTTGCTCACACCCACCATGTACGGGCGCAACCCGTACTTCGCCGCCTTGCTGTTGTTACGCACCGAGTCGACGGGCGCCTTCGGCACGCTGAATATTTCCGCATCGATCTGCTTTGCGCCCTTGATCGCCATGATGTTGATGCCACGCTTCTGCGCGACACGCACATAGCGGTAGACCGCATCCGAGGTCGAGCCGTCCGACGAGTCGATCGACGCCGCCTTCACGCGCAGCACCCAGCCGTTCGCATGCCGGTAGCCCTGCGTGATGAGGTCGGTCAGTGCGCCCCAGACGCCACCGGCCATCGGATCGGTGCCCTGCTCGAGCACGTTGCCGTAGATTTCGTCCCACAGCACCAGCCAGCTTTCTTCGCCGCGCCCCCACGCGCGCAGCACGATCGCGATCCGGTCATGCTGCACGTCAATGCCGGCGGTGAGCAGCAGCGCGCCGGCCGGCACGGTGAAGACGTCGTAGTCGAGCGCACGCTCGGCGAGCAGATCGATCTCCGGAATGTCGCTCTCGTATCGGTACGGGCGGCCCTCGGTGTTGTTCACGAACGAGCGCATCTTCGTGTCGTCGCCCGCGCGCAGCGCTTTTTCCGCGACGAGCCGCTTCTTGACGAGCTCCGCGAGGCGCGAACCGGGAAACGGCGACACCAGTTCATTGAGCCGGAAGCCGGCGACGCCGTGAAACGCGGCGGTCGCAACCCACCGCCCGCGGCGCACGGCCCGAAAGCGCGCGGTGTCATCCCACAGACTGCCGCAGAACGGACACGCGTAACGCGCGGACTCGGGCGTGGCCAGCCCGAACACCTCATGCGGTTTCTCGGCATTCTCGGTCCACGTGACGTTGTCCCAGGCCAGTTCGTGCTCTTCGCCGCAATCGGGACACGGCACCAGATACCGGCGCTGGTCCGACGACTCATAAGCCTGCGCGATCCGCGAGAAGCCCTCGATCGTCGGTGTGCCGCCGAAGATGACCTTGCGACGGCTATTCGAATAGCTCTTGGTGCGCTCCTCGAGCAGCGTGATCGAATCGCCCTGCTCGCGAACGTTCTCGTTGGTTTCGTCGGGCTCTTCCACTGCCACCACCGGCGCGGGCGTCGACTTCACGCTCGACGCCGAGTTCGACGTAATGAATTTCAGAAAGCCGCTCGCAAATACCTTGTTGTCCCATCGCTCGTCGCGGGCGCGACCCGCATGCGCCGGCAGCTTGTCTCGCAACCGCGGCGTCACCTCGACCATCGGCTTGAATTTCTCATCATTGAAGTCCTTCGCAGACTTCTCCCTTGCGAACATGATGATCATCGGGCACGGATCGATGTCGATGCGCCGGCCGATGTAGTTCAGCAGCACGCCATCGGTCCAGGCCACCTGCGCCGACTTCATGCAGACGACCTTCTGCACGCGCGGATCGTCCAGCGCCGCGTGCATGCCGTGCACCCAGGGCGTGATGTCCGGATTGTATTTACCGGGCCGCGCCGTCGCCTTCGCACTCAGACGGCGGTAACGCGTCGCCCACTGCGTCGTCCCGATCTTCTCGGCGGGCTTCAGCAGGTTCGCCAGACGCAGGATCACTGCGCGCACTGTCTGCGTCGTATCGAGCCATCTGCTCGAGACATCCATTGATGTGTTCATTCAGCAGTTCGACATCGACGTCGATCCCATAAAGCGTGCGCAACTCGTGCGCGATCCTGTCCGGCAGCGACAGCAGATCCGAGCGGAACGCGCCGACCATCTGGCCGTAGGCACGTTCCAGCTGCTCTGCGTTGACGAGTTGCCCTTTCTTTTCCGCGAGGGTCAATAACTTGATCTCACGATCGACCCGCTCCGTCATCGCGCGCTCGGCGACGAGATCGATCCCGTTGTTACTGCCACGACCAGCCGCCATTTCACGAAGGTGGCGAATGTACGCGATGCGCACGTCGTCCACCGACGCCTGCCGGTAGTCGATGCCGAGTTTGTCGACGAGGCGTGACACGGCCGACTGGTCGAGGTCCAGGTGGTCGGCGATCTGCTGTTGGGTTGGCATGAATATGACCCCCCCTGGGGAATCACCAGTAGAGAAAAAACGCGGGTGCGAGCCCCCGTGTCCTGAGCGGCTATAGGGTCCCCGGCGGATCGCAGGCCCAGCACTACACTGCTCCAATGCAAAAAGCCCCGAGGCTCACGCACTCAGGGCTTCACAAAAATTCAGGGCGAACGACTCCACCGTACTCAACAGGCTCCGCTAATTCTTCTTTTGTCCCGAGGAGGTTGCACGACTCACGCGCGGTGCCAGCGAATTCATTTGCTCATCAAACGAACGCGAGTCTAGTCGTGTGTTTTCTGAAATGCAAGCGTCAGGCACCACGCAATCCTCGCCTGAACTGCGCTTCGGTGATCGAATCAATCTGCGTGAGCACTGCGCCGAGCCATTCGAAGCGGGCGGCCCATCGACGATGATACTGATCGAGCGGCACGCCGAGTGCCTGCGCCCGCTTCGCGGCATTGACCGGCTCCTTTCCACTGCCATTGCAATGAGTACACAGGTGCGGCACTTCCGCGAATGGGCGCTCCTCATAGAAGCCCTTTCCATAGCACGTGGGACAGGGCTCGCGATCGCTGATCGGCCAGCGCGAGAAGCGCAGACGCGCATCGATGGCATCGCGTACCGGCCGGCATGATCTGCAATCGACGCGCCGCACGATTCTGCCGCCGCCGCCGCGCATGCCCCGACCGCCGCATGCAGAGCACTGGTCAGCAATCCATTCGACGATCGCACGCTCGGCGAAGCGCACAAGCAACGACGGTCCGTCCGATGCAACTTCACCGTCACGCTTCGGGTCACGGAACTTTGCGTCGCGGAACTTTGCACCCGCAGATTTCCCGCGTCTATAGCGACTGCCGTCCGCGATTCGCGACGCAAGCAGCAGCGATGCGCGGTGCAACGCACGGCGCCGCAAATCCTGACCGTACTTCATGTGCCACAGCATGTTGCCGAGGTCGTCGACCATCGCGAGCGCACCCAAAGTTACCTGGCGATCCGGCGCAACATCGGCAAGCTGCACGCGCACGTTCATCGCAATTCCGGCTCTTTCCTTCAGTTCGCTCATCGATCAACTCCTCCATGTCCCAATGTCCCAATGTCCCAAGGGAAAAAGGTCAGGCGTGCGGGCGCAGCGCGCGACATGCGTCCTGCACACGTCGCGCATGTCGCGCGCCTGCGCACCCACGTGAGAGCCACCCTTGGGACGTTGGGACATGGGTCGGCGCCAGGCACACCCGGCCGCGCGCCGACGCTGGCGCAGCAGCGCGCCAGGGCGTCGAACATGGCGCGCTGCGCAAGGCGGGACACAACCATGAATTCGCGCGTCGTCATACGATCAGAGTGGGCTGTCATCGTCATCACCCGCTGCCACCGCGACCGCCGCAACCGCCTCCGCGGCGACCGGCGCCTCTTCTTCAGGGACGTAGTACCAGCCGCGCTTGCCCGTCGACTCCCGCTTGCGCACCCAGCCGAGGGACTTGAGCGCCTTGCCCACGCGGCGCTGCTCTGGAAGCGTCCACTTGGACGTATCGAGCTTCAGGACGTCGGCGAGGATCTCTTCCATCGTCGTGCGTGATGAATACTCGATCGCGCGCGCGATCTTGTCCTCGTACACGTCGCCCTCGTAGCGTTCGGTCTGCTCGATCTCGAACAGGGGCCGCTCTTCTTCGGTCACGTGCCAGATGACACGCCTGCGATACAGATGCACCGCTTCTGCCCACAGCTGGTCGCGATCGCGCCGCAGCGCCTCGATATCGACCGGACCACCGACGCGGATCGGCCAGTAACGCCGGTTGCCAGATTCGTCCTTCAGGTAGGTATCGAAGTTCACCGAGCCCGCGAACACACCCTGCCGGTGCACATCGGTCGCCCGCTTGCCGTAGAAGTTCCGGAAGCGGTCCGTTTCGGTCGCGAAGAAGCTTTTTGCCGCCGACGAATCGCTCTTGTTCAGCGAGTCGAGCTCGGCCAGCTCGATGATCCACTTGCCGGCCATCACCGCGTACGTGTCTTTCTCGCCGATGCGGATCGGGGAGTTCGTGTACCACGGCTTGCCGGCCAGCACCTCGAGCGCCGTCGATTTGCCCCACCCCTGCTTGCCTTCCAGAATCAGCACGTTGTCGGCCTTGCAGCCGGGCTGCATGACACGCGCGACGGCGGCGATCATCCACTTCATGCCGGCAAGCTGAACGTATTCGCTGTCGGCGACGTGCAGATACTTCGTCGGCCACGAACGCACGCGCGGCGTGCCGTCCCACACCAGCCCTTCGAGGTATTCGCGCACATCGTGATAATGATGCTGGTCGGCGACGAGCAGCACCGCGCTCATGACGATGTCCTGTCGCACTGCGATCCCGTACGACTGGGATAGCCACAGCACGCAGCGGATATCGTCCATGTCCGACCATTCGCCGAGTTCGCCCTGCTGGAACGGCGGCACCCTGCGCTTGACGACGCGGCCCGCGAAGTCATCCTGGGCGATCACACCCTGCCACGCCTTGTGATTGGCGAGGATCAGGTGCACGTTGCCGAGCGTGGGCAGCAGGGTGCCTTTGTCCGAGCGCGCGAGCTTCATCTCCCAGGTATGCGCGCCGTTCTCTGTATCCCGCCCGTCCCATTCCTCCGGTGCAGCGCCAGCGGACGTTGGGTGCGGAGCACCTTCTGCGCCAGTTACTGTACGCGTGCCGTTTGCCGCCACCGGCGACACAATCACGGCCGGCGCCAGAACCGCGAGCAGGGCCGACTGGATCTGCTGCCTGACCACGTCGAGCCCTTCCTCGCAATGCAGGTCGTTGAAGTCGGTCAGCTTCCGCTCGCGGCGATCGGCAAACCGCGGGAACACGACGCTCGCATTGCCGACCTCGGCTGCCGCTTCGTACGCGTACTTCAGTCCCGTGTTCTCGAAGCGCCTTTTGCGCTCAGGCATGACGTCATTGCCATAGCTGAGTTCGATGAAACCGACGCCGTGATCGTCGCGCCTGAACTGCGCGCGCACCATGTACCACGTCTGTTTCGTCTCGATACGTACGGCGTCGGCTCCCATCACCAGTTCGCCGACATAGCCGAACTCGTCGGCGAGGTGCTCGCGCAGGCGCTGCTCGATCTTCCAGTCGTCGTCCGCGCAGATCAGCAGATGCAGGTCCGGATAGGTGTCGCGCAGGTGCCGCGCAGTGGGCATGATGCCGCCCGCGTCAAAACACACCGACAGCGGCACCGCGTCGTCCGTTGCCATGCGGATCGAGCGCCCCGTCGCGTAGCCTTCGGCGATCATGGCGACCCTGTCGTCCGCTTCAATGTCGCCGAGGATGAACGAGGCGCCCTTCTTTTCCATGCCCTTGTTGAAGCGCTTCGCGCCGTCCGGCGTGATTTTCTGCAAACCGACGAGACGGATCCCGTCCGCATACTGGAACATCGGCACGAGTAGTGTGCCGTCGTCGTCGAAGCGCACGGCCTCTGGCGTGATCTGCTTGCGCTCAAGATAGGCCGATGCGCCCCCGTCGCGTGCTTGGTGCCACTGGCTGCGCGCACGGTTCGCCGCCATCTTCGCGGCATGCGCGCGTTTTTCGGCTTCGGCGCGTTCTGCCGCTTCCTGGCGCTGGCGGGCCGCATCGATGTCTTCCGGCGTCAGCGCTTCGCCCTGCCACTGGAACGCCTGTGCGCCGTTGTCGTTACCGGACCACCGGCCGAATGCGCCGGTATAACCGAGGATCAGCCCACCACGCTCGATCCTGTGCAGCGAGTACCAGTACTTCTTGCCCGGACCGTATCGATGCGGCTTGCCGTCGTCGACGGGATGCCCGTCGGGCAGCGCGTGATGCCCTGCCGACTGAAGCTGCGAAATGATCTGGTCTAGCGAAGACATTCGAGAATTCTCCTTTCGAGTTCGCGTTGATGAGAGAAGGAGCGCCAGGCGGCACGCCCGGCGACATAGATCTGTCGCCCTGACGACGCCCGGCGCGGTACTGGATGGCGGCGGCGCAGCAATGAACTGGCACTGCGCAAAGTCACTTTGTCTCCGTGGCGCGGCCCGCGCGCAGGCGATGCCATTCGGCGGCGTGGCGCTCCGTCAGCAGGGCGTACTCCGCATCGTCGACATGCCAGCGGATGTAGCCGAAGAAGTTGCGGCGCTCGTCGCGGGTCGGCCGCGCCGCGCAGTAACGCGCCGCGCAGGAAATCCAGAGGTCGACGAGCCTGAGCGACCGGCAGGCCTGAAGCAGCATGTCGGCGGCAAAGGGGGAAAAGAGCGGTTGCAGGAATGCGGCGGCCTGCCGGGGATCGGTACGCGCCACGACGCCTAGCTGCCGCATCGCGCAGGCAAGGCGCCGGTCGTTGTCGCACGCGAGTTGGATGCGGGCGCGCTCGGGGTTGCAGCAGCAACGCTTGATCGGGAAACGCGGCGCCATTTACCTGCGGCCCAGTTTGGCCAGACGCCCGGCCGTCCGGATCAGGCGCTCGAAGAGGCGCTGGCCCTTGCGGCTGACCACCGTCAGCTGTTCCGCCTCATTGATGTCGATGCGACGGTCGGCGACCGCGCGCACGACCTCCGATGCGACTTCACCCACATGCGCCTGCAGATGCAACGTCGCGCGCGTGAGTGATTCGACATCGTGGTGGTCGTCGGTGGCGTGCTCTGCCGTATCGACACTACGCTCGGCAATCAGGCCGAAGCGCTCATTGAGCGCGTGTAACGGGTCGAGCGCGAATGGCGCGCTTTCCTTCTTTTCCTGCATCCATTCGATGAGCAGCTCGAACATCTCCATCGACAGGCGGTTTTCGCCCTCGCCGCGCAGACGCAGTCGCAACGATTCGGTGGCGATCCCCTTGCCGCGACGCAGGGTCAGGAAGTTCGCCGCGTCTGCCACGCCACCCGGCGTATTGCGGACCGACGTGTAGAGGACGTCGAGCCATTCGGTACCACTGTATCGGCACGTCATTGCAGCCCCGATTCTTTGGATTGGGTGTTTTTCATTCTGTTTACCGCGACCCGGCATCCGTACGATGCGAACATGACCCGACCAGCGATAAACGCCATGCTCAGGAAACCGTCAGTGCGTCGTGTGAGCGCAATCGGCCGCCGCCGGTTGCTCCGCGCTGGCCGCGAAGTAATCGAACAGGGTTTGAACGGTGGAGACGCGCGGATCGGACACGATCCGGCAGGCGATCTTGGTCAGGGTCTGATAGGGCACCCCGCTTGCCCTGGCAATCTCCGGCCACGCGCCTTTTGCCTGATCCAGACGACGCAGGACGGTCGAAAGCATTGGTTCCTGGTTTATCCGCACGGGAATACCTCAAAGGTCGATTTGTAGGCGAATCATATCCCTGCGGGGATATTTCCGCAACCGGAAACCAACCCTATTTATCCCGCAGGGGAATTTCACTTTGGGCAATATTTTGCGCATGACCAAGAAGCCCATCCGCGAAGTTCTCGCCGCAAATATCCGCCGCCATATGCGCACCGTGCCAGCGGTCGACACGCAGGTGAAACTTGCCAAGCGAGCAGGCATTTCGCAAAGCTCCGTGGCGCGTGTCCTGGCGGGCAATGTCGACACACAGGTGAGCATCGTCGAATCCCTCGCCATTGCCATTGGCGTGACCGCAGCCGAGCTGCTCGAGGATGAAGCCGACGCCCAGACATCCTTGCATTACGACCGGGCGCGTTTCGCAGCGCTGCCTGTGACAGAACAGGCCAAGATCAAAAGTTACATCGACTTCGTGCTCAGCCAGGCCGGCGACGCGAAAATCGAGGAGGACGGCTCCCTGACCGTCTCAAAGGAAGTGGCACCGAGCAAGCAGCAGCGGTTGCGCGCCGGTCGAGCCGCCCAACGACAATTATCAGACGAATCGTTGGGCATCGATGAAACACATAACGACACGACCAAAACACGAAGGGCGAGAAAACGAAGCGGATAACGTTTACTCTTTTCCATCTCGCGAAAACAATGCGCTCTGCGCTCGGCAGAATGCGATCCGGGAGCACCTCCTCGATCTCGCTGAGCAGACTGAGCGCAGCCCGCCAATTGCTGCCGCAACCGTCCTGCTTCGTGCGGACGGAACGGTCGGGGTAGCTGCAAAAGGTATCGATCCGGAAATCGCCGCATGCATCGCTGACGAGCTCAACGAACTGTCGAACGTCATCCGGCGGCACGCCCACCGATCGAGACGCGCGCGCTCATTACAACGGGGTTTCTTTCACCTCGCCCCAGCCATCTCGATTGCCTTTCTCGTTGCGACTTACATCAATACGAACGCGTGGCTTGACGTCGCTCTGATGCTGATCAGTCAAGTGACCGTCGGACCGCTGCTCGCCAAACAAAAGCCCCATAAATCCCGCAGCGGGTAGTTCGCCCGCCAACGCCGGCCCCTTGATCGCGGCCGGCCTCCCCTTTCCGCAAAAAGATATCCTCAAGAGGATTGACATATAAATATCCCCTGCGGGATACTTCGGCACGGGCGCGGCGTCTGCGCCCTTCCTTAATCCGGAGATCTGCATGAAAACGATAAGCAGCATGGAATCGAATGCCGAGGCCCGCCGCGCGTGGCTTCGGAGGGAACAGGGTTTGCCGACCGAGCCCGCGGACGGCTACACCGTAGTGCGCCAAAGTGACTTTGAGAGGTCCAGGATCTGGCGGGCGATCTTCATCGCAGCGGCGATTGCCGTAGGCATTGCGCTGTTCCAGCCCGCGCCCGCCGACGCGCCCCCGGCCACCGTCCCCGCAAAGGCGACTGCGTAAGCCGCTGCGATGGCCGAGCGAATTTCCGTCACCGACGTCGACATCGCCCGCGAGTTTCGACTCCGCCGCGTCGCCGGTCCGGCCATCAATGCCCTCAAGAATCCGCCTTGCGCCTGTGTCTCAGGAACTGCGCCGGGTTGCGGAAGAAACAGCGCCACGCTGACCAACCCACGCCAGACGGCAAACGTCTTGCCTCCGGCGATCCGGACTAACGCCAAATGTACAGACCGATGTCAACATCGCAGATCGAGACCGGACGTAGAGATACGATCGGCCTTCGAACCATCGTCAAATACGACCCTATGGCTCCGCGTCCAACGACGCCCATCCTCGTCGGAAAATATGTCGTCGCGCGAAAGCCCATAGCAGATAGCGTTCACACCCTTTACATGATCATGGACGGCCGCTACGTCGTCCGTACGCAGATCTCCTATCCAAGTGTGGCCGACTGCGAGGGTGCTATCCGGGCCGCCGCAAACGCGCGCACGGAAACCGCGCGTGCGCTTGCAAAGGCGAAAAAGTCGGCCAGGAAAGGCTGGCAGGCGCGGCCGATGCGCGTGAAGGAGGCGGCATGATCTTTGGTCTGCTCGTCGCCGCCACGACATGTACCGCCGTCTGGCTCCTGACCGGCTCCGCGCAGCAACGCGCGGTCGGCGCAGTGTTCGGCCTGATCGATTCCATCCTCTGGCTCCTCGCCGGCGTATCCGCCGGCAAGCTCATCATCGTCGCCATCGCCGCGTTCTGCGCGCTCTGCTTCGTGCGACCGTTCCTGCGCAGCTATCGCTACGCGCGAATCCGGAGACACTATGTCAAATAATCTCTCCCCGATCTGCAAGGCGCTGATCGCCTTTTTCGCCGGCCAGCGTGACCCGCTCACGATCGACGACGTTGAAGCCGCGTTGCCGCATGCCGACCGGCAGGCGCTCCGCCTGGAGCTGCACCTGCTGGTGTGCGCCACAGTCGTGCGGCAGGCCATCCGGCGGTCGGACGAACGCCTCGTGTACTGGCTCGCAGGCATTGCGATCGCTCCGTTCGACGGCACGCTGTTTCACTACGCACCGGACGCGACCTTTGCCGACGTCGGCGGTATCCCGCCGAGGCGGGAGGTCAGCAATGGCTAATGCCCGCTCGTTACTGGAAGCCGAACCGATTGTCACCGGCAACACAAAGGCCGCGGTCAAGGCCGCCGGCGGTGGATCGTCGGATCTCTGGACTGTCCCGCCCGACCAGATTCACTACGATCCGCGCGACAACGTTCGGCCGCTGGATCAGGATCGCGTGCGGCACCTCGCCGAACTGATGAAGGCGAATGGCTACGACCGCAAGAAACCGCTCGGGTGTTTCGTGCGCAAGGTCGACGGCGAAGACCGGATTTTTGTCTACGAAGGCCAGCACCGCTATCACGCGGCGCTGCTCGCCATCAAGGAAGGCGGATTTGCAAAGGACAAGGAGATCGAGCGCCTGCCGGTCGTGATCGACGAAGCGAAGTCGGTGAATCGCGTCAACCTGATTTACGCCGGCATCACGAACAACGACGGCGAGAAGCTGACGCCGCTGCAGCTTGCGGAAAAAGTCGTGGAACTGCAGGAGTTCGGCGAATCCAACGCCGCAATCTGCAAGCGGCTCAACGTCACCGACCAGACCATCCGTGACGTCCTGCTGCTTGCGAACGCACCACTGACCCTGCAGGAACTGGTCCGCAACAAGGTCGTTTCGTCGACACTGGCGATTGAAGAAATCCGGGCGCACGGCGGCGAGAAAGCCCTTGAGCGCCTTCGCACTGCGGCGGAGCAGGCGAAGGCCGGCGGCAAAGCCAGGGTGACCAGGAAGGCACTAGCGAAGCGGGCCAGCAGCAGCATCGTCGCACCGCAGGCAAAGCAACTTTTGCAGGCGTTGCAGTCGGTGTTGCACGACCCTGTTTTCGGGAAACTATCGCCCGCCACGATCGCTGGCGTACATGCCGCGCTCACGCCGTACGCAGATCTGCTCGACGCCGTTCCCGCCCGCCGTCACAGGCATCCTGTACACGTGCCGAACGAGAACGGCGTGTTCGTGAAGTGCGAGACGATCCGCGCGCCCATGTCCAAGCGGACAGGACTCTCGCCGGCTGAGATCCACCTTGCACAGCCCGAGGAAGGCAGGTGGATTTACTCGACCACGTTACGCGTGGGCAATGGCGCGACATCAGGCCTGCCTTCGATGCGAGATTTCACGTCGACATATCCGACCCGCATGCAGGCCGTCAGGGCCGCCGTGTGCGAGTTCACGCGCGCCCTCGACCGGGCAGACAGGACACGGGCAAAAGAGGCACCGGCGGTGCGCGCGTGGCTCGACAAGCTTTCAACGATGCCCGATCCCGATTGGACCGGGAACATGGCGACGGAGGTGGCTAAATGACGGCTCTCCCGGCCACTTCTACCCCACGTCCGCTGCCGCGTAAGCGGGAAGCGACAGACAGACGCCCACGGCTTTCCCTCGCTGGCGCCGTCCCGGCGCACACATCGAACGACGACGTCGACAGCAGCGGGCTCACGCCCGCCAAAGCGATCCAGATGGACGAAGCGCCGCTTGCGCGGCGAAAAACTGTCCAGAAGAAGGAAAGCGAGTCGGATTCCCGACTCGCAACGATCGCGCGGATCGAAGCCCTGCGCCTGGAGATCCGCAAGCTGGTCGAAGTCATCGCGCTTGGCGCGGACATCGAACTGCTCGATCTCATGCGGGATGAGACAGGCAGCTACAGCCGGCACAAGGCTGCGCAGGAAGCACGCACGTGGGCCAACGCCGCCAGCGTCCAGCTCGAAACAGGACTGATGATGCTCGACCGCGCAATGCGGCCGGCGTCGACGGGAGATTCATCATGCAACTGACCGGAAGCGAACTGCGCGCACTTCACACGCGGGCGTGCGGAGCCTTGCTCAAGACCGATGGTACTGTGCATCCGTACGTATTTCATCGCATCGAGTCCGCCGCCGACGGCCGGGTGGCAATGCTCTTGACAAAGACATTCGAAGGGAGTCGGGGCGCACATTCGCTGCGTATTACGGGCATGCCGCCCGACGTTGACTTCGACAATAACCAGCTAAATGACAAACGCATGTGGGAATTTATTCGCGACGTACTAGACGAAATCCCGCTCGTGCCGAGTCCGCGGTGCGTGAATCACGGTGATGGGAGAGGCTGCAAATGAGTCGGTTGCCTATCGATTCGGGCAGATACGTGCCCGTTATCATCAACGGTCAGCGCCAATGGGCGCGCGACCAAGTTGCTTTGCTCGACAAAGAAGGCGCCCTGCCGAAAAAACGAATCATCATGACTCTGTCGACTGCGCAGGCTGCAATTGAGATGGCGCTCAACGCTTTGCTCAACTCGGGGAAGATTAACCGGTATCGCGCGATGAGCGTGCGGCGGCGGATGGACGAACACTGGTGCATCGCAGGACAGGCGCCGGCACTTCGCCGGGCAAACTATCGCGCCATGGAAATATTGGCAGGCTTCCAGCAAGCCGCCGCACGACAAGCTGGGGGCATGAACGCATGAGAACGTTTGATCTGATCGAGTGTGCGGAGTTTTTGAAGGTCGACCGCAACACAGCGATGAAACTCGCCGGCACCGGCGAGCTGCCTGGTGCCAAAATCGGCCGGGCTTGGGTGTTCCTAGAAGACGACGTCGTCGCATTCCTCCGAAAGAAAACGCAGGAGCAGTCGCTGGCACGCCTGCAGGGAGCGCATGAGCCAGAGGCGGATGAGCAGGTGGCCCGAGCGATTGCAAGGCAGATCGCGACGCCGGACCGGCGTCGCCCGGGTCGGCGGGCCCGAGAGTTACCGCGACTGCAAGAGCCGCTCATCGCGTGCGCATGATCAGATCTTCTATCGCCTAATCGGAACGCCGCCCATTCGGCGGCCCTTTCTAGGCTTTGTCGTCTTGCTCACTGGAGGCCACGTACGCTTGGCCGGAGAACAGACCTTGCGCCGTTCCTGTTAGTTTCACCTTGCGCACGCTTACGACGTCGCCGAGATATCGAAGAAGATCTTTATACGCCTCCGGGCTGTCGATGCCGGCGAATTGAGCTCGGAGAAGCAGTCGCTCTTGCTCATTCATCAACGGCGCCAACAACTCCATAGAATAATCAAATCGACGGATGTAATTGTCGACCAGCGAGGTCCAACCATAGCGGTAGGTCGCCAGAGCTCCCGCGAAAACTGCGCCGGCGAAAATGAAATAGATCTGCCATGATCGAGGCGATATGGAGATGTGTTCGGCTCGCAAGATTGCCGCAAGCGTTGACCCGGCGAAGAGCGCAGTGGCGTAGTAGGCGATACGCCAGAATGCTACGGCAGGATGCAATAGCCTGCGGTGACCAACAGCCTCGAAAAATCTCTTTTGCGCGTGTCGCGAACCCAGCGTCAACAGTCGCATGCAAGCGTTACGGATACGATCAGTCGTCCCGACGAGGAGTGGTTTCGCGAGAAATTCCCAGAAGGCGCTTCCTATTGCTGGCGCTAGAAGCAGCGCGACGATCGCGGCTAACCACTGACCCCACGTGGACGGAAGTGTAATCATTGTTTTCTCGCTTGGTTCGACGGTTGATTCGCGCCCCGAGACGCTGCCGCATTTTTACCACAAGCGCAAAGCCAACTCACTGCCGCGTAAGTTGGAATAGCGCATTAACACCTTCGTGTCGGAATGCCCGGTAATTTTCGCAATCTGGACGTCGGAAAGAGAGGTGCGCTCATAAAGCCTCGATGTCGCCTCGTGCCGCAGGTCGTGGAATTTAAAGTCATCGCAACCAGCTGCGTTGAAGATGCGCCCGAACTGGCCAGATAGCCGCACCGAGACGCCCGCGAGCACCTTGCTATCGCGCGACCCGCTCCACCATGGGAAAAGTCGGCCGCCTTCAAAACTGAATCCCTCCATCTCCGGGTCGCGCCCCTTCACCAGCTCAACGTAGTCCTCAAACGCCTGGAGGGCGATGGTCGTCAGCGGTACTTGCCGCTTACTGCCATTTTTGGTCTTGTCGAGAAACACGGTCCTGCGCTCGACGTCCACCTGCGCGACGTCGAGCGTGTACATTTCGCGCATGCGCATGGCCGACTCAATGCCGAGCTCGAACAGGAACACCATTGCCGGTCTGTAGTTCAGATCAGGGCCGCGCTGCCTTTTTTCCGGCTTCTCGCCAGCGAGGATCCGCCTCACTTCCCTCTCCTCATCGGGAGCCAGGCGTCGATCGCGGTGCTGATCTTCCTTGGGCTCCTTATCCTGCGCGCGAACTGCTGCAGAATCTTCGTCGGTGTACGTCGCGTAACGCTTCGGCAGCAAGCGCAGCGGATTGGTGGCCAGCGACGGTGTGCCGGATCGCACGATCCAATCGAAGCACCGTGCCAGTGCGCCAACGTAATGACGAATCGTCGATGGCGCCATCACGTCCTTGCGCTTCATGCTCTTGACCCAACTCTCAGTCCATTGATAATCGACGACGGTTAGAGCCTGCCCCGTCCATCGACCTATAAGCGCGTTAAGCAATGGAACATCCGAGGCCGGCAGCGACACCTTCGTCATGTAAGAGCGAATGGCATCATCCACAGTCACGAGATCGCTGCGGCGGGCAACAAGGTCTTCGGGCAATATGCCGGCATCCAACATTTGCTCAAGCCGCCTCACATACGCGTCGCCCTCCTGCTCTGTGTCGAAGGTCAGGGAAAGTGGCTTTGGCAAAATGCCTTTGCGGCGGACGATGTATTCCCACGTCCCGGACGGACGCATTCTTTTTGTCGACATAGCCCCGTCGCGAAACTGACGCAAACGGCCATTTAGCCAGTATGCGAGTGGTTTCACGTCTTTTTCGAGTGGTTAGAGAGGGCTTTTTACCACTTTAGACAGCACATTTCCATAGATGGAAAGATGCAGAAAAAAGAAAAGCCCTGACGAATCAGGGCTTTAAGGTGGAGGCGCGAGCCGGAGTCGAACCGGCCTAAACGGCTTTGCAGGCCGCTGCATAACCGCTTTGCTATCGCGCCGCAAGCGGACTGGAATCTAGCTGCAGATTCGCAGGTTTATCTGGCTGCCAACCTCTGGGACCGGCCTACCAAACAAAAAGGGAAGCGTTGCTTCCCCTTGGTATGGAGCGGGAGACGAGGCTCGAACTCGCGACCTCAACCTTGGCAAGGTTGCGCTCTACCAACTGAGCTACTCCCGCATTGCACTGCTTCACAACGCCTTGCACTTTTACTTCGCCAAACAACGCGTTGCTTCGAAAACTGGAGCGGGAGACGAGGCTCGAACTCGCGACCTCAACCTTGGCAAGGTTGCGCTCTACCAACTGAGCTACTCCCGCGTATTACTGCTTTTGTGCTGCTTACTGCTGCGTTCTTGCTACTACTGCCTGCCTACTGCTTCCGACGTTTCGAACTGCTCACATCGGAGAAACGAGATTATGGAGAAACGGCTGAAACGTGTCAACCCCTTTTGCGAATGTCTTTAACCGAAAAGATTTCACTCACCGTCTCGTCGCAACGCGCGGTCTTCACGCCCGTCCTTCTTGCCATTACCGGGACGAAATGCACGACGCAGCACACGCGAGAGCCCGCGACAAACCGCGCCGTGAACGAGCCCTCAAACAGCACCGCCGCGCTCGCGGATCTGCGGCCATGCGAGCTTCATGTAGTAGAGCATCGACCAGATGGTCAGGAACGCGGCCAGATAGATGAGCCACAGGCCCCACACGCGCGTGTCGACCACGATGCCGCCGCCGAACGGCAACGGCCCGTAGTACAACAGCATTGGAATCGCGACCATCTGGCAAGCGGTTTTGAACTTGCCGAGCGAATTCACCGCCACGCTCTTCGACGCGCCGATCTGCGCCATCCACTCGCGCAGCGCCGAAATCGCGATCTCGCGCCCGACGATCACGAGCGCGATCGCCGAATCGATCCGCGCGAGCTGCACCAGCACGAGCAACGCCGCGGTCACCATCAGCTTGTCGGCGACGGGGTCGAGAAAGGCGCCGAACGCCGAGGTCTGATTCCACTTGCGGGCGAGGAAGCCGTCGAACCAGTCGGTGAGCGCCGCCAGGACGAAGATGGTCGCGGCAGCCACATTGCGGTGCGCCGGGCTCATCATCATGTCAGGCAAATAGAACACACCGACGACGAGCGGAATCAGGATGATCCGCAACCAAGTCAGGAAAATCGGGAAATTAAACGGCATGGGCAGGCGCAGCGTCTGACAAGGGAGATGCAATTGTGCCGCGTCACAAGGCCTGCCACAAGCAAAGCGGCGGGGGGGGGGGGCCCCCCCCCCCCGGGGTTTTTGGCGGTGTGGTGGCCGGGGGGGCGCCCCGTAACCACCGTTTACACCCCCCAGCACCCACCCCCCCCCCCACGCCCCCCCCCCAA